ATGGCTTTCCCGCCCCAATTCCTGGAGGAGCTGCGCAGCCGGCTGGCCCTGTCGGAGGTGGTCTCCAAGCGCCTGCGCCTGATCCGCGCGGGCCGGGAGTTCAAGGCGCCCTGTCCGTTCCACAACGAGAAATCCCCGTCCTTCTACGTCAACGACCAGAAGGGCTTCTTCCATTGCTTCGGCTGCGGAGCCCATGGCGACGTCATCGGCTTCGTCATGCGCCACGACAACCTGGGCTTTCCCGAAGCGGTGGAACATCTCGCCGGCGAGGCCGGGCTTCCGGTACCGCGTCCGACCGAGGAGGACCGTCAGCGCTACGAACGGCGCAAGACCCTGCACGACCTGGTGGAGCAGGCGGCGCGCTGGTTCGAGCAGCAGCTTCATGCCCCGGTGGGTCGGCCGGGGCTCGACTACCTGCTGCGCCGCGGCCTGGATGGCGACACCATTGCCCGCTTCCGGCTCGGCTATGCGCCCGGCGACTCCGGGGCGCTGCGCAGCCATCTCGGCAAGCAGGGCTTTTCCGACGAGGACATGGTCAATGCCGGGTTGCTGAAGCGGCCGGACGACGGGCGTGCGCCCTACAGCTTCTTCCGCAATCGCGTGATGTTTCCGGTGACCGACCGCCGCGGGCAGGTGGTCGCCTTTGGCGGCCGCATCCTGGAGGGCGACGGGCCCAAATACGTCAATACCGCCGACACCCCGCTCTTCCACAAGGGCACACTGCTCTATGGGCTGTCGCGGGCCAGGCAGGCGGCGGCGGACGGCAAGCCGGTGATCGTCGCCGAAGGCTACATGGATGTCATCGCGCTGGTGCGCGCCGGCTTCGAGGGCGCGGTGGCGCCGCTGGGCACCGCGCTGACCGAGACCCAGGTCCAGGAACTGTGGAAGCTGATCCCGGCGGCCGAGAAGGTTCCCTTCCTCTGCTTCGACGGCGACAATGCCGGCCGGCGCGCCGCATGGCGTGCGGTGGAGCGCATCCTGCCGCATCTGGCGCCCGGCCAGTCGGCCCGGGTGGCCTTCCTGCCGGAGGGCGAGGACCCCGACAGCCTGATCCGCGCCCAGGGGGCCAAGGCGATGGGGGCGGTGCTGGAGGCGGCGATTCCGCTGTCGGAGGCGCTCTGGCGGATGGAGAGTGAGGGACGCTCCACCGATACGCCGGAAGCCAAGGCGGCCGTCAAGGCGGCGCTGGAAGGGCGCGTCTCGGCCATCGCCGACCGCGACGTCCAGAGCTTCTACCGCACCGAGATGCGTCGGCGCGTTGACGAGGCGTTCGCCCCCGTGCGATCCGGCGGCGGTTCCTGGAGCCGCCCGTGGGTTCCGGGACAGGGGCGGGGCCGTTTCGGCGAGCCGCCGCGCCGCCATGTGCCCGGCGTGCCGGGCGCCCGCACGTCGAAGCCGGCCGGCGAGGGCAGGGGGCGCGCCTCCCGCCTCGCCCTGGTGCGGGAGCGCATCCTGCTGGCCACCCTGATCAATCATCCCGAGCTTTTCGGCGAGTTGGCCGAGCCGATGGGGCTGTTGCCGTTCAGCGACCCCGAGCTGGAAAAACTGCGTTGGACGGTGATCGAATGCCTTTCCGACGAGGCCAACGGCGACTCGACACTTGACGCCGCTGCGCTTTGTCGCCACTTGTCATCCGCCGGCCATGATACGATGGTCGGTGCTTTGCTAAGCGAGTCGACCTATATCCATGCCGCTTTCGCCCGGCCGGATGCGTCACCCGATGACGCGCGGAAGGGCTGGTGGCCGGCATGGCGGCATCTGCATCATGAGAGGGTGCTCGACGATCTTAGGGAAGCGAAGACGGCTCTGACCCGTGACAACAGCGAGGCAAACTTCGCGAGGGTCGTGGCTCTTCAGCAGGAGGTCATAAAGTCCGGTCTGGGAATGACGGATGATGGTGACTTTGACGACGCCTGACGGTTGACGGTGCATGCTGTCGACGGAATGGCGTCGGTTGATGGGACGGAGCCGCATGGCGGGTTCGGGGTAGTCGGATGGTTGGGGGTGGGGCGGACGGACCGGGTGACCGGGACCGGGCGCTCTTTTCGTCTTTTCAATGGGGTAATGCGGGGGCACCGATCGCATGGCCACGAAAGCTGCGAACAGCGTTGAAGTTTCCGAAACGCGGGAGGAATCCGCAGACGGTCCTCTGATGGACGGCATGGGTTTGGCCGTCAAGAAGATGATCGCCCGCGGCAAGGAGCGCGGGTATGTCACCTATGACGAGCTGAACGCAGCGTTGCCGCAGGATTCGTCCTCGTCCGAGCAGATCGAAGACACGATGGCGATGCTGTCCGAGATGGGCATCAACATCGTCGAGTCGGAAGAGCAGGACTCGGACAACGGCGGCGAGGCCGGCGGCGACGGCGAGGGCCGCTCCGCGGGTAATCTCGACGACGACGACATCGGCCGCACCGACGACCCCGTGCGCATGTACCTGCGCGAGATGGGCTCGGTGGAGCTGCTGTCGCGCGAGGGCGAGATCGCGATCGCCAAGCGCATCGAGGCCGGCCGCGAGATGATGATCGGCGCGATCTGCGAATCGCCGCTGACCATCCGCGCCATCCTCGAGTGGCATGATTCCCTGATGGAAGGGAAGATGCTGCTGCGCGACATCATCGATCTGGACGCCACCTACGGCGGCGGCCCGGACGGCGAGGAGATGCCGGAAGGCCTGGCGGAGGCGGTCGAGTCCGCCGCGCCGAACGGTTCGCCTGCAGCCGCTGCCGGCGCCGAGGCGCCGGCCGGCGAGGAAGGCGACGAGCAGCGCCCGCCGCGCGCCGAAGGCGAGGGCGAGGAAGGCGAAGAGGGTGAGGAGGGTGAGAACAGCCTGTCGCTGTCCGCCATGGAAGCCGCGCTGAAGCCGCAGGTCATCGAGACCTTCGAGAACATCAAGGCGACGTACGACAAGCTGCACAAGCTGCACGAGTCCCGGATGGCCGCGATGCAGCGCGGCGAGGACGTGGCCAAGCAGACGGACAAGAAGTACGACAAGCTCAAGACCGAGATGGTCGAGCTGATGAACACCGTCCGCCTGAACAACCAGCGCATCGAGCAACTGGTCGAACAGCTCTATGGCCTGAACCGCAAGCTGACCGGTTTCGAAGGCCGTCTGCTGCGCATGGCGACCGATTGCCGGGTCAAGCGCGAGGACTTCCTGAACCAGTATTTCGGCCACGAGCTGGATCCGAACTGGCAGGAGCGCATCCGCGGCCTGAACCCCAAGACCTGGGGCAAGTTCGCGGAGAAGTACGACGGCGACATCCGCAGGGCGCGCGAAAGCATCGCCGCGGTTGCCGAAGAGGCGCGCCTGCCGATCAACGAGTTCCGCCGCATCGTCTCGACCGTCCAGAAGGGCGAGAAGGAGGCGAGCCGCGCCAAGAAGGAGATGGTCGAGGCCAACCTGCGCCTGGTGATCTCCATCGCCAAGAAGTACACCAACCGCGGCCTGCAGTTCCTGGACCTGATCCAGGAGGGCAACATCGGCCTGATGAAGGCGGTCGACAAGTTCGAGTACCGGCGCGGCTACAAGTTCTCGACCTACGCCACCTGGTGGATCAGGCAGGCGATCACCCGCTCGATCGCCGACCAGGCGCGGACCATCCGCATCCCGGTCCACATGATCGAGACGATCAACAAGCTGGTCCGCACCAGCCGCCAGATGCTGCACGAGATCGGCCGCGAGCCGACCCCGGAGGAACTGGCCGAGCGGCTGATGATGCCGCTGGAGAAGGTGCGCAAGGTCCTGAAGATCGCCAAGGAGCCGATCTCCCTCGAGACGCCCATCGGCGACGAGGAGGATTCGCATCTCGGCGATTTCATCGAGGACAAGAACGCGGTCCTGCCGCTCGACGCCGCCATCCAGGCGAACCTGCGCGAGACGACGACCCGCGTGCTGGCCTCGCTGACGCCGCGCGAGGAACGTGTCCTGCGCATGCGCTTCGGCATCGGCATGAACACCGACCACACGCTGGAAGAGGTCGGCCAGCAGTTCAATGTCACCCGCGAGCGCATCCGTCAGATCGAGGCGAAGGCGCTGCGCAAGCTGAAGCATCCGTCGCGGTCGCGCAAGCTGCGCAGCTTCCTCGATACCTGAGCGGGGACGGTCGTTCAGCGTTGGCAAACGGGGGCCTTTCGGCCCCCGTTTGCTGTGCGGCCGATCTTCGGCACGCTGCGAACGAGGGGTTGCATTCCCCGAACGCTTTGTCGCAAAGTGCGGCCCGCGGAAGGGCCTGTAGTTCAGCGGTTAGAACGCGCCGCTCATAACGGTGTTGTCGTCGGTTCGAATCCGGCCGGGCCCACCATCTTTTCAACGGGTTAGCCACCCTCCCGGATGGGAAAGCGGCCGATGGGAAAGCAATGGGAAAGCAAGGGCGGTCAACGGGTCGCCCGCAGGACCAAAGCTTCAGCCTTCAGGGCTTGTCGGATGACGCTGATGGTGCCGTCCGAGACGCCCGTGATTGCCTTCACCTGGGCGTGAGGCACCCCCTCTAGGATCAGGCGGCGGACCTCCGCCCGCTTCTCCTCGCCGATGCCGCGCCGGATGGCCTTGCCGGTCGGTGCGGTCATGACCGTAGGCGCGTCGCCCCCGGCCTGGGGCGGCTGCTGGCTAGCTTTCGTCATCGTCCCGAGTCGCTGCATCACCGCGTCGATCGCCGCTGCCGCGTCGGCCAGATAGCCCGGCTCGTAGGGTGCATAGACCGCGGTCGTGGCTGCCGCGCCTTGGGGGAGGTGCCCAAGGAAGATGCTGATCTGATCGCCAGGGACGCCGGCCTTGCGCAGCTCGCGGGCCATGGTGTGGCGGATCGAATAGGGGGTAACTCGTGCGTCGAGACCGGCGGTCTCTCTCGCGACTCGGAAGGCCGCGAGGATCGAGGTGACGGGCTTCCCCCGATAGGTGACGAACCGGCCGGTCTTCTTTTCGGCGGTCTCGGTCAGCCACGGGGTCAAGGCGGCGGCGACGGGTATCACGGGCCGCCATTTCTTGTTCTGGATGCGGCCGGGCGGGTTGAGCGTCAGGACGCCATGTTCTGCGTCGTACTGACCCGCTGTCATGTCCAGAACCGCCGCCGGCCGCGCCAGGGTGCCGATGGCGAGCATGAGGTACATCAGCATGTGCCGGGACTGCGCCGCGTCAATCAGACGGGCTAACTCGTCCAGGGACAGCGGGCGGCCCTTCGGCTCACGGGATCGTAGCTCCTCCGCTGGGCGGAAGCCGGAGATGAAGGGGACCGACTCGACCTCTTCGTTCTTCCTGGCATGGTTCAGCGCCGCGCGGAGCGTCGAGAGGATGCGGTCTATCCCGCCGGGCCCGGTGCCCAGCTCGGCGAGGTGTTGGCGGAACCGGCGCTGTGCGTCAGGGGTGATGTCCGCGACGGTCTTGCCCTCCCACCATTCCTGTATCAGGCGCAGCTCACGCTTGGCTGTCTTGGCAGAGGGGAGGGCGTGTGCGCGGTCTGTCCAATACCGTAGGGCGAGGGTGTCTATCAGCGCCTGCGACCGCGGAGCGTGCCGCGGTCGCTCATTGTCCAGCACCCAGGCGATCAGCGCGCGGTGGGCCGTCTGAAAGTCTCTCTCGCCAGTCGAGACGCGGCGGACCTGACGGCAGGATCGATCGTACCATGTCCGGTACCAGACGCCCGAGTCGCGTCCGGGTTTGGTTTCGAGCCAATATCCCTGGAAATACCCTGGCTTGTTGGTGTGGTCTGGCATGGCTCGATGCAGTGGCTGTTGAAGTAGGCTTTGAGTTGATCGGGCAGGTAGAAGATTTTGTTCAGGATGCGGACATGACCGATCTGGCCGCTCTTGCGCAAGGCTCGCAGCGATCCAATCGAGATCCCGAGTTCCCGCGCGGCGTCGGGTTCGGTCAGCCTGATCGGTAGGACGGTACCCTTCTCGGTCATTTCGTCACCTCACCAGCAGGGGCTGCACGGCCCCGTCGCCATAGATCATGTCCTGCGGGACATCGCCTGTCGGCTCGTCCCCATCCCAGCCGTTTGGCCAAGTGCCGGCGGCGATCAGCTCCCGGATGCGGTTTTCTTCCTCTGCGTTCAGCATGTCGATGACGGGGCGGCCGCTCTGCGCGGCGGCCTCGTTCACCGCGGCCTGGATCGTCAGGATGCGGTCTAGACCCATCAGCCGGGCTTCGAAGGTCAGCGGCCCCATGCGCTGCCTGTTCTTCGCCTTGGCGATGGTGCCATCGGCGTTCAGCCCGGTCTTCTTCAGCCGGTGTTGCGGCAAGCGCAACTCGCGGTACAGCGGCTTCAGACCGCGTAGGGGCGACAGGTACGCCCACTTCGGTGACTTCAGGATCGACTCCAGCGCCAGCTCCTTCTGGGCCAGCGGGCAGCCGGTGCAGCCCGTGCGGGCGTTGATCTCCTCCGCCTCGTCCCCGCCGTAGGCATCGGCAATATCCGCCGTGGCCCAGCCGGCGGCGTGTGCATCGAACATCAGCCATTCCCAGACATGACAGACCCGCCAGTGCAGCAGCGGGGCCAGCGTGGCGATTCGCCCCCGGATACCCCTCGCTGCCGGCAGAACCTGCTGATACCAGCCCTGGCCGCATTCGCCGCCATCCTTGCCGCAGGACATGGCGATGCGCTGGTCGCGGGCGGCGCTCTCGCCCAGGCGCACCCCGGTGATCATCAGGAAGGTGCCGTCGACGGCGTTGATCTGCTGTTCGATGGCCGCCGTCATCGGGTCCACCTTGATCTGACGGGTGCACCATCTCAGGGTGTTGTTGTTCGGAGGTGGTACCCCGCGCCCCAGAATGTAGACGAGGAAGCGCTTTTCGAGCGGGGCCGTGACCACGCGTACCGCGATCCCGCGCGCCTGGAGCTGATCCATGATCCGATGGGCAGCGATGGCGAGCGGCGGCAGCTCCTGACGGGTGTCGGCATAGAAGACCGTCAGCGAGCGCGGCCGGGGGATGCGCCCGGTGTCCAGCAGGTGCACCAGCAAGGTTAGGGTGGCGGAGCTGTCCTTCCCGCCGCTCCAGGCGATCCCCCAATGCGCGTGATCGCTGCCATGCGCCAGCAGGCTCTGCACCGTCAGTTCGACAGCCTCATCCTTGTGCAGGCGCTCGCGGTCCCAGAGGGTGGCTTGCAGCTTGGTCATGATGTCACCTGTCCGCGGCAGGCGGAGAGAAACCACACGAACCCGCCGGCATAGCCGGCGAGGATCGCGGTGATGGTCAGGGTGGGCAGCAGGATGGTCATTCCTCGCCCTCCGCCGGGAAGAGGAAGCTGCGGACGTCGTCCCAGCGGTCGGCCGTGCGTTCGAGCTGCGCCCGATATTCGTCTTCACGGGAGATGGCGGCTTTCCAGGCGTCGCCGTCGATCAGCCCGTCAATCTGGTCGCGGATCAGCTTGTCGATGACAGTGGGGTCGAGCGCGTCCAGCTCCCAGGACTGGTCGCCGTGGCGCTTGATGTAGTCGGCGAATCGGCTGTCACCCTCTTTGGCCGGATTGGGCGGTGGGCGATAGCGCCGGACCTGATCCATGTTCAGCGCCAACCGGCGGATTTCGACGATGTCTTCCGCCCCGGCAAACAGAGCAAGCCGCTCGTCATTGTCGCGGGTCATGTCCAACCCGGACGGGTCATGGTCGCCCAGGTGCAGCACGACCACGTGCTTGCCGGCACGGTGCTTCTTCCGAAGCCGGCGGCCAGCTCGCCACTGTTCGCTCTGGCTGGTGTAGCCACGGCAGGCGAAGAACGGCACATAGAACTCGTTGCACACCGGCTCGATGACACCGATGAGCGCTTCCTTCTCAATCCACACTTCGACGTGGGCGGGCTGGTCGGCCCAGCGGTTCACCCGGAACTGTGCCGCGCAGGCGTCGATGATGCTTTCCGGATCCTCCCAGGTCGACACGCTCTGGAGATTGCGCGTGCGGTCTTCGATGGCCTCCCAGTCGATGAGCCCCGCCATCCGACCGTTGTTCACGATCTGCCCGAGCCGCTTGTACGACTGCATGGTGTTCGGGATCAGTGCCCGCGCCACGAACTGGTAGTAGAGCTGGCGCAAGGTCAGTACGAAACCCTGCCGCTGATATTCGGCGATGATGTCGTTCGCCTGGAGGATGACCGCTTCGTTCTTGGCGGTGAAGCGCATCTCCACGAACTGCTCACGGGGCATGGCAGTCAGCCCCCTTCGGAAGGAGGTGGCGGCCGATCAGGGCGATGGTGTCTTCGCGCGTCGGCAGAGAGGCAAACGATTCACCCTCTTCGGTTGTGCAGGCGTCGCACAGGCGCGTAGTGCGGTCGATGCGGGTGTGTTCGCCACAGTTGTGGCAATGGCCGATGACGGACATTCAGTGCCCCTCCGGCTGGCTGCGTTCGGCGGCGTCACGCTCCGCGCGCTCCTTGGCCGCAATCAGCTCCCAGGCGTTCTTCAGTTCGGTCCGCACCTTGTCGATCCCTTCGGCAAGATCGGCGTGGCCCAGGTCGTAGAAAGCCTGGGCGGCAGCTTCCAACTCGTCATAGAGCTTGCTGTATCGCTTCCAGTTCAGCGGGAACCTGTTCGTCTTGATGGAAAGCAGGGGGGTAACCATGCGTCCTCACTTCCGCCGCTCGCGGCGGCCGGTCTTGGGGTTGAAGGTGCGGGGCCGCCACCGCCGGCCGGCGGCGCGGTCTTCGTCGAGGAAGGTGCTGACAAGGGCGGTGACCACGGCGAGCGCGCCGGGTTGGCGAAGGACGCGCCACGTCATCACCGCTTCGTAGAGCTTCGCGCCGCGCAGCCGCGCCCGGTTGTTCCAGGCGATGCGGCAGGCCGGGCGGCAAAATTCCTGTGCCAGATCGGTGGCCTTGTAGGCGGCTCCGCATTCCCGACACACCGACCCACCGGCCGGATGGGCGGGGGCCATTCCTGGGGCTTCTGGCGGAACGCGTGTACACGCCGCGGATTTGCTGAGGTTCTGCATCACTGGACCCGCAGACGCAGGTTCAGGAAGTAGATGCAGCTCGCCTTCTGACGCCGCAGACCATGGCGTCCGAGCTGCATCATCAGCCCCTTGCGGGTGATCGGCTCCAGGCCGCGGGGCTGGCACCAAGCGACGTAGGCGGTCCACAGCGCCTCCGCCTTCAGGCGGGCACCGGGGGCCGGTTCCGTGCAGTCGGAGAGGAAGGAGTCGACCCAGTCGGGCGTATCCTTCCCCTTGCTGTGTGCGTCCAGCGGCGGCAGGGGGGAAGACCGCCACAGCCGGCGGGCGGCGTCGCGACCGCCCAGCATGCGCGCCTCCCGGATGATGTCGATCCACAGGCGGTAGACCGCTTCAAGGTCGGGGTCGTGCGTCTGCGGGAGGGCGGGCAAAGCTCCGCCGTCCACCGGATCGGTGGTGTCGGTCATGTCGATGTCTCGGGGTGTGGTCCCGGTGACCCCCGGCAATTCCGCCGACGCCGGGGGTCTCTGGCTGGGACACACGCTATGTGGCTGGGATGCGCCAGCCGCGCCCGCTGCCTAGTGCGGCGGCGGCCGGAACGGATGCCGCATGCCTCCGCTCGGGTCGTCGTCGCAATATACCCCCGCAGGTCGCGGCCGGGCGATTAAGTCGCCCGGCCGCGTGTGCTACTGTGTTTTTGTTCAACCAAGCACAGGAGCTACCCGTGGAACCGTTTTTCGCGATGATTGAGGGCCGCTTCGCCGCCATCGAATTTGTCTTGGAGCAACTTATATCCCGCCAGTGCTTGACGGCCCCTAACCCCGTTCAAAATGCTCTGGAAGCAAGAGACCGGATGAAGGTCCTTCTCAGCAGAACCACTGCAGGACCAGGGATGAACCCGGAGGACTTTGAGCAGATATCTGCCGAGATGTCCAAGTACATGAACTACCTTATGAACAGGGTAGTTAAGCGCGTTCAAGATGTGGCTGACGATGAATAGACGGTCCTGACTTTCCGATGATCTGAAAGCCGCTTGACCGTCCGCGGCTCGACCCGAGAAGTTGTCGGGCGTAGCCGCGGGCGGCTTCGATGTGGGTCTTGATGTCGCTGGCGCTGAAGTCGGTCAGCAGGTCGGCTTCCGTCACCGCGTCGCCGGAGCCGCCCAGATCGGCGATTTTCCGTCCCATCTTACGGGCGGTCGGGTGCATTTCGGAGGGGCTGCGCATCGTGTGGCGGTGCTTCATATCGCGTTTCCCTGAAAAGCTCCCCGGCGGGCCGCGTCTCAGCCGCGCCGGGGCAGGTTGGGAGGAACGCCAAGTCGCGGCTATCAACCGGTGCTCACGACCAAGCGCGGCACATATATACACATACGCATATCTGGCGACAAAGAGAAAAATGCAGGTCTGTATGAGAACCCCGTTTTCATGCGTGATTATGCAGGGGGGGGAGGCAGAAGCTTGGCCGCATATGGTGCGACTGATACCGCACCATTCTCAGCCTATGGTGACGGTCGGCAGTCGATGTGAGCGAGCCGAGAGGTTAGCGCCTACGGAGGAATGGGCGGTACGAACCAATGACGAGGCCAGCGATTACCACTGTCTCCACATCATCCTCATGGCCGTTACGGAGCTTGATGGGGCGTTGAAATGCTGGGTGGTCTGACTCAGGCACAAGCCACGGCTCGTCATCCATAACAACGAGCTTCTTAACCGTAGCTTCGATGCACCCATCAGCGCGATGGCGCTCAACAACTACGTAATCATTCGGCTGCGGTTCTTCGCCCAAATCCTCAAAGCGGATGCACTCTACAACAGAGCCTTCAGGAAAGACGCGGTTCATAGATGGCCCGCGCACTTCCAGCCCGAAACGCTTTATTTCGGGATACTGAGGGTGTGGCGGAAGGGAAACCGAATACCACTCGTCGCGATTCCACTCCACTGCTTCCACCCAATGACCGGCTTGCACTGCGCCGACCACGAATACGAGCTGCAAGGTTAACTCTTCGTTGACCTGCTGCCCGAATGCAAACTGCTGCGGCGTTTCACCCGCCAAATCGGCCAGAGCTACGATCTGATCGAACTCCGGCTCGCTCTTGCCCAGCTCCCAGCGGCTCACAGTGGGCTGAGTGACGCCAAGCAGTTCGGCGAACTCAGCCTGATTCAGCCCGCGCGATTTGCGGAGCTGCTTGATGCGTTGGGCGAGCGGGTTCATGAGGAACGGCATATTCGCTTGCGTATCACATGGCAAATACGAGGTGGCATAATCATTGGGATAACCCCTTGCCCCTTTATACGTATGTGCATATAGTCGCGGCTCATGAACGCCATCCGCCGCATCCGATGCGAAATTCTCCAGCTCACGCAGGCCGAATTGGCGCGAGCGGCTGGAACCACCCAAGCCACCGTAAGCCGATGGGAGCGTGATGAAGCAGAACCGTCGCTGAGCGAGATGACCCGCATCCGGACCCGCGTGAAGGAGGCCGGTTTACCCTGGGACGACGCGTGGTTCTTCGAGCCGCCACCGGCGATGGCCGGTCGGAAGGCAGTCGCCGCATGACTGGAATAATTGCAACTGGCGGCCGGTGCGTGCCGCAGCAACCAACTCGTTCCGGGCTGGGAGGCTGGCTGCCATGGGTGTCGGCACTTCGTCTGCTGAGGGTCTTCGGGCATGGCTGTAATATGAATGCGAGAATAATTGCCGTCCTGTTCAATCCAAGAGAGAGTGTCGGACAATGACAAAGCGCCGTGATCCGCTGTCCTTGGAGGACGGCGTATTTCTTGCCCATGCCTGCCTGGGCGATGCTGGGGTCGAGGAAATCACCGGGAAAAGCGCCCGGCTGGTGCGCATGTGGTCGGACCCCGACGACGATGCCCACAAGATCCCGCTGATCCAGGCCCTGAAGCTGGATCGCGCGCTTGTGGTGCGGGGCGAGCATCCCGCGATCCTGACCGCCTACAAGGCGGAGCTGCGCCGCGCCCATGCCGCCGCCACCGTGCCCGGCGACCCCATGGCCCGTCTCGCCGACGCGATGGCGGAGATGGGTGACCTTGCCGAAGAGCTGCGCCGCGCCCGCTGTCCGACTGGTGACGGCGGGCGGCAGATCACCCCAGAGGAGGCGCGGGAAATCCTGCGCGAGTTGGGCGACCTGCGCAGCGTCCTTCTGGCGCTGGAGACGGACGTCACCTCATGCCTGCCGGCGCTCCGGCCTGTCGAGGTGGCGTGATGACTGCGCTACTGACCAACCGTGGTTGTGCCCTGGTGCTGTCCGGCCGGATGGATCATCCCGCTGATGCGCGATTCCTCGCTGCCTGGGGCGAGGGTGCCACCGCCCGGATTGCGGGCGAGCTGGCGACGGAGAACCCGTACCTGCCCGACACCATCAGCGGCTGGGGCTGGGCGGCCGGCTGGACCGAGACCGATCCGCTGATCGCGGCGATGCCCACCGTCGACCGCGGAGGGCTGTAGCCATGACCGGCCCGCGTGACCTCGACCCCGGCATCGCCCTGTCGCTGGCCTGCGGCCGGGTGCTGGTCGGCAAGCCGCATGAGGATGACCGGGCGGCCCTGGCCGAAGCCATCTTCGCCGTTCCCGACCGTCCCAGCGCCGCGCGCGGGCTGTCCCAGGTCGCACGGGCATGGCTTGCCGGCGACCTCGACAACCGGGCGCTGACCGCTGCCCTGACCGTCTTCAACGCTCCTTTCTGCGACGGCGGGTCTGCCGGCCGTCGCCCCCATCCGCCGGCCGTGCCGGGCGACCAGATGCCGCCCCGCGCCGCCGCCACCCACGCCGCGAGAACGGCCCAAGCCCTGGAGGATTGACCCCATGTCCGCCACGTTGAACGCGTTCCTCCGCAGTGCATGCGAGGGACGCGAAGCCTCTGTGCATGTCCGCGTCAGCCACCTGTACGGCGACTATACCCGGTTCTGCGCCGGGCACGGCGTGCAGCCGGTGCAACGCAAGAAGTTCGCCCGGCTGCTGCGGAAGGAGGGGCTGACCGTCACCCTCGACGATGCAGGCATCACCTGGGTGCGGGGAATCGTCTTCGCGCTGGAACTGCCGTCCGGTCTGGACCAAGCGGACAGGGACGCCCTGCGCCTGATCGCGCTGGAGCTGGCGCGGCAAAGGGTGGGCGAGGGTTTTACCGCCGCGCATGACGGTGCCCACGATCCGGGCGACTTGGAGATGGCCGGCGGCTGCTACCTGCTGAACGCGGGGACGTCGGACAAAGAGCGCGCCGACTTCCCCGCGGGCGCCCCCTGCGACCTGTGGCCCTGGGAGAACCGGTGGTGGAAGCCGGCGAGCCGCGTCCGGGATGCGGTGCGCGGTTCGGCGCTGGGCGCGGCCGGTATCGCCACCCGCCTACGGGCTGGCGAGCGGGCGGAGGGCTGACGCCATGGGAGACCATTGCACCATCGAATGGGTGGTCGCGCTCGCGCGGCAGATCAACGCCATCCCGGCCAGCCTCAACCCGATCCGGGGGTGCAGCCGTCTCAGCGAAGCCTGCCGGAACTGCTATGCGGCCAGCATCGCCCATCGCTTCGGCCACAAGGGGAACGGCGTCTATGCGGGCTTGACCAATCTGGACCCCGCCGGAACGCCCCGCTTCAACGGCACCCTCCGCTGGGTGCCGGAGGTGCTGAATACGCCGATCAATGCCAAGCGCAGCCGTGTGTATTTCGTCTGCGACATGTCGGACTTGTTCCACGGCAGCGTCGAACAAGACTGGATCGATCAGGTCTATGCCATGATGGCGCTGTGCCGGCATCACCATTTCCTGCTGCTGACCAAGCGGCCGGATCGGATGCGGCATTATTTGGCCTCGGTGGAAACGCCGTATCGGATCAACAGGTGCCTCTACAGGCTTGGCAGCCAATCTACACGGGCTGGCGATCTGCACTTGTCGCTGAAGGTGCTGGACGAAGGCACCAAGGATCGCCTGCCTGATTGGCCGCTCCCGAACGTCTGGACCGGTGCGACCGTCGAGGATCAGTCGGCAGCGATCGAACGCGTTCCGCACCTTTCGCGAACGCCATCTGCCGGGCGCTTCCTCTCATGCGAGCCGCTGCGGGGGGCGCTGGACCTGACCGATATTCCGTTCAGCTACAACGGTGTGAACGGCGGAACGGTCAAGGTGCTGAATGCCCTGACCGGTAATATCGCTGTTGTCGATCCGGTGTTTGGCCCTGCCGAAGGGGTCTCTGCCTTGGATTGGGTGATCTGCGGCGGCGAGAGTGGTCCCCGCGCCCGGCCCAGCCATCCGGATTGGGTCCGGACGCTTCGCGACCAGTGCGCCAAGGCGGGCGTGCCGTTCCTGTTCAAGCAACATGGCGAGTTTCGCGAGTTTGACACCGGAAGCCCCGCGGTCGAGGTGATCGAGACCGACGACGAGTTCTCCAACACGATCAACCCGGCCGACCTGGGCGCGGTCAAGCCGGTGTTCGTTGCCATGGATGGGCGCAGCTTCGCCCACTTCACCGACGTTCCCGAGGGCCTTCCTGTCCGGCTGATGGAGCGTCTCGGCAAGAAGGCCGCCGGCCGTCTGCTGGATGGCCGGACCTGGGACGAAGTCCCGGAGGTGGCGTAATGGTCGCCTACAGCTTCAACAAGCGGTTCGCCGACCGCATCGTCGCCGGCCTGGAACCCGGCCCGCTGCTGCCGGGGATGAAGCGCCAGACCATCCGGGCGCCGCGCAAGCGCCATGCCCGGCCGGGTGAAGAGCTTCAGCTCTATGTCGGCATGCGGACCCTGTCCTGTCGCCTACTGGGCCGCGCGATCTGCACCGCCTGCGTCCCCGTCACCCTCATTCTTGGCCGCCAGCCTTCGGTGATCGTCGGCGGAGAGGATGGCGGCCTTGCGCAGATCATCACCGACACGCCCGGTCTGAACGAGTTCGCCCACTATGACGGCTTCAGCAACTGGGCTGACCTCTGCGGCTTCTGGGCTGATGCCCATCCGGGCCTGCTGGAGTTCCGCGGCGTCCTGATCCGTTGGGAGCCACGGCCATGACCACCGCCAGCTATCTCGGCGACCTGCGGCGGCTGGCCCAGGACGCTACCAGCATCGCGGCCGAATGCGAGGTGCTGCACACCGCCATCTTGAGCCTGCGGGCCGGCCGCCGCATCACCGTCGACACTCACCAGCACCTGGGCTTGCGCCGGCAGATCAGCGACGTTGCCGCCGGCCGGCTGATGCCCATCACGCTGGTGGGGACCGCGCTGGTGCTCATGCCCGCCGGCTTCCGCCTGGAGACCAGCGACCGGCGGGCGGCCATCAGCCGGGGCGGGCAGGGCTATGCCTCGGAACGCCTGTGGTCGCTGGCCCTATCCATCGCTGATGCCTGCCTCTGGGCGCATGTCCACGATCTGACGTCCGGGGAGGTTCGGCCATGACCGAAGTTGCCGGACCGGAACTGTTCGAGGCGGCGGCGGCCTATGCCGCCCGCGGCTGGGCGGTGTTCCCGTGCGTGGCCGGGGACAAGCTGCCGTACAAGGAAAAGGACTTCTTCGAGCACGGCGTGCTCGACGCCAAGACCTCCCCTTATTGGGTGAAGCAGTATTGGACCCGCTGGCCGCGGGCGAATGTCGGTCTGGCAGCCGGGGAACAGTCCGGCTGGTGGGTGATGGACGCCGACATCAAAGAAGCGGTGGGCGACAAGCCGGCGGAAAACGGCTTCGAGACGCTGCAGATCCTTGAGGAGCTGTTCGGGGAGCCGCTGCCGGAGACGCTGGGGCAGAACACCCCCAGCGGCGGCCGGCATTGGCTGTTCCGCTGGCCGGGCCGCCCGGTCAAGAACAGCGCGCGGTCGCGTCTGGGCCCCGGCCTCGACACCCGATCGACCGGCGGTTACATCCTCGCCGCGCCTTCCATCCACCCGAACGGTGGGCGGTATGACTGGATCGGCAGTCCCGACGTCACGCCCATCGCTCCGGCCCCGGAGTGGATGATTCGGCTGCTGATGGGAGAGCCGGAAGACCTCGACTGGTTGCGCCTGCGCCTCGACGGCCGCGAGCTGCCGGCCTTCCTCGCCAAGCGCATCGGTCAGCCGGTGCCGAAGGCCGTCCGCACTCCTTCGACCAAGACCGAACGTATCTCCGCCTATGCCCGCGCGGCCCTGGATGACGAGGTGAAGCGGGTTCGCCAGACCGGCCCCGGCAACCAGAACAACGCGCTGAACGAAGCCGCCTTCAAACTGGGCGGGCTGGTCGCCACCAATGCCCTGCCGGAAGACCTTGTCGCGCAGCACCTGATGGCTGCGGCGCTGGGGTGGAGCCATGACCCGCGGAAGGGGCCGTGGAAGCCGGACCATCTGGAGAAGATCATTGCCGGCGGCATCGAGGCGGGCCGGCAGCACCCGCGCGAGGTGCCGGAGCCTCCGGCCCAACAGCAGCGACGCTATCAGCCCCAGCGTCGCCGCCGTAGCGATGCCCCCTCCGCCGCCACGCTGGGCGTTCAGATGGCCGCCGGCCGGGCGGTGTGGAATGCCCGCGCCGCATCGCTGGTCGACACCCCCGCCGCCGCCTTCCTTGCTGCCAACGGCGTGGACCCGTCGACCGCGGGGCCGTGGTTCGGCTTCGGCGAGGTAGACTATCTGCATGCCCCGGACGGGGCGGAGCCGGTGTGCATCGGCCGATGGCCCGCCCTGCTGGCGGGGATGGCGCGGTGGCCGGACCGGGACGGCAAGCCGGAGGTGCGCGCCGTGCTGGCGACCTTCCTGTCGCCGGATGGCCGCATGGCGACGATCGCCGATCCCAGCACGGGCGAGGTGCTGCCGTCCCGCCGCCTAATCGGGGCTTGGCAGGGTGCGGCGGTGCGCCTGGGCAAGCTGTCGGGGGAGCGGCTGCACGTCGCCACCGGGGCCGTGATCGGGCTTCAGACCCGCGCCGCCTATCCAGGCGTGCCGGTGTGGGTCGGCGGGCCGGTGTCGGCTCTGCTGCATCTGGCACTGCCGGAGACGGTGCGGGACGTGATCGTGATCGGCGCGGATGCCGCGTCGGACGAGCTGCGGGCCAGGGTGGCGATGTCGCTGGGCGGTGATCGCCGGGTGACCGTGCGCTTCACCCGGCGGGCGCGGAATGGGGGCGGGCATGGGTAAAGCGCGCGCCTACTACAACGAACGCGATGCCTATGCGGCGGCATGGCTGCGCAACCTGATCGCCGTCGGCCTGATAGCGCCCGGCGATGTGGACGAAAGGGACATCCGTGACGTTAGACCTGCTGACTTGGCGGGATACACCCAATGCCACTTCTTTGCCGGCATCGGGGTCTGGAGCCGCGCCCTGCGTCTCGCCGGATGGCCGGATGACCGGCCCATTTGGACCGGATCATGCCCTTGCCAACCTTTCTCCCAGGCAGGCACAGGCGATGGGTTTGCTGATGAGCGGCACCTATGGCCGTTCTGGCACCACCTCATCCGCGTCTGCGGCCCTGACGATGTCCTTGGCGAACAGCTTGCGTCGGACGACGGCCTGGTCTGGCTCGACCTTGTTCACGATGACTTGGAAGGCGAGGCGTACACCGTTGGGGCGGTTGATCTCTGCGCTGCGGGCGTCGGTGCGCCGAACATCCGGCAGCGATTGTTCTTCATGGCCCACACCAGCCGCATCGGACGGCGGGCGGGGTGGGCGGCTGACAGCGGGGATGTCCGGAACATCGCTTCCCCAGGCAGTCAACTCGGCGCTGGGAAGCTGGCCAACGCCAACAAGGGCCGATGCAGCCGGCGGGCCGGACAAGTGCCGTCGAGACACGGGCGCTCCGAACTCGCAACTGAAGACCATTGCTTCGCTGGCCGGTTGGCCGACACCAACGGGAAACGATGCGCTGCGCCATCCAGCGCCAGGGTTCACGACCAAGAACATCACGCTGAACCATGCAGCATCCTGGGCGACGCCTGCGGCGAGGGATTGGCGGTCGGATCGATCGCAGAAAACTACGGAGGAGCTGTACGGCTCCAAAGGCGTGTCGCTCCCGCGGCAGGCCCTGTTAACGGCTTCTGGGGCAACGCACAGTGGGTCTGGTGCGAAGACCAGCGGTGGCGGCCAGTTGAACCCGGCACATTCCCGCTGGCTCATGGGGCTGCCGCCCGAGTGGGACGCCTGCGCGCCTATGGGAACGCGATCAACGCGGAAGCTGGAGCGGAATTCGTCCGGGCCGTCCGGTGGGTCATGACCGAACTTCAGGGCGGCGGCCATGGATGATGCCGCCGCCCGCATGCTGGCCTTCCGCTACATGACCACGACCACGCGCCGCGCGCCGGACGTCTACCGCTGGTGCCGCCGGCTGCTGGGGCACCGTGACCGCGCCCGCGACTGCAACGCCCTGTGGTCGGATGCCTTCGACCTGCTGGCCGTGCTGATCGCCGATAGCGAGCTGTTCGCCGCCGGCATCGCCCGGCGGGTGGCCGTGGCCGAGCGAGCGACGGCCAAATTCGACCAAGACCGAACGAGGGTCGCCGCGTGACCAAGCCAGCCTCCCCCGCGCCCCTCCTGTTCGATCTGCCTCCGATTGGGGGTGATGCTCCCTCGCGGGCGTCCTCGCTGTCGGGCAAGCCTGCGTCCTGGCGTTGGGGCAGCCTCGCCCCAGCCGCGTATAGGCTCATCATGGCTGACCCGCCATGGCGCTTCTACAACCGCTCCGCCAAGGGCGAGGCCAAGAACCCGGTGGCGCATTACGACTGCATGCCGTTGGACGACATCGAGGCGCTACCGGTGCAGCAGCTCGCCAACCCGCGCGGCTGTCTGCTGTGGCTGTGGGGGGCCTGGGCAATGCTGCCGCAGGCGATAGCGGTGGGGCAGGCGTGGGGCTTCCGGTACGTGACCGGCTTCCCCTGGCTGAAGCGCACCCCCAAGGGCACGGTAGCCTTCGGCCCCGGCTATGTCGTCCGGGTCTCGACGGAGCACGTCACCCTGTGGGCCATTGGCGAGCCGCCCTATGGGCCGGGCTGCACGTCGGAGCGGGGCGTCCTGCTGGACGGTGGCGACGCCCTGGACGCTGCCACGCGCGAGCATAGCCGGAAGCCGGACGAGCAATACGCCATGGCGCGTCGCCTGATCCCCAGTGGCCCCGCGTGCGAGCTGTTCGCCCGCCAATCCTGGCCCGGCTTCGACGCCTGGGGCAACCAGACGGACAAATTCACGGCGCCGGCCGGGGAGGTGGAGCCATGACCTACCGACACCCCTCCGCGCCTCCCCCCTCCCCCCTCCAAACATGGGCGCCCGATGGGCGTGCCAGAGGCTTTCAGGTGCGCGATGCCCGATGACGGTTCCAAGATCGTGCCGGCGGACCTGCCCGACGCGCTGGAAGACCTGCGACAGCAGATTGACGGCGCGGTCGTGGTCGATGCCGGCATGGGTGGCGGCGGCGTCGCCCAACCGCCGGATGATGACGACGGAGAACCGCCGCCCGACCGAGAGCTTGCAACTTACGATAAGTCCGACAAGGGAAACGGCGAGCGGCTGATTCAGCGGTTCGGCCGTGACCTCGTCTTCGTCGATCAGAACGGGTGGGCGGTCTGGGATGGCAAGCGCTTCGGCTACGAGCTGGGTGAGGCGGCGGCCACGAAGCTGTGTCACCGCATGGTGGAGAAACTGCGGGACGAGCTGAAGGAACTGCGCGACCTGGGGCCGCCGCCGGCCCCTCCGACCGAGACCGAAGAGCCTGACCCGACCATCCAGGGCAAGATGCGGCTGGAGCGCATCAAGGACTGGGAACGCGGCCTGAAGGCGTTCGAGGCGTTCGCTGTCAAGTCGGGTGACACGCCGAAGGTGAAAGGCGCGCTGGAGCAGGCCAAGCCCTACCTGTCGAAGCCGATGCGGGCAATGGACGCGCATCCGTGGCTGCTGACGGTCGACAACGGCACGCTGGACCTGCGCCAGAAGCCGGAGAGCCGCGACCAGATGCACCTGGGCGGCTTCCGCAAGACGAACCTCATCACCCGGCTTGCCGGTGCGGCTTTCAACCCACAGGCGAGTGCGCCGCAGTTCGGCCGTTTCATAAACCGCATCCTGCCCGACGAAGAGGTACGGAAGTTCGTGCAAAAGCTTCTCGGATACTGTCTGACTGGAGACACATCCGAACAGATATTTGTCATCTTCTACGGCACCGGCAAGAATGGCAAGTCGAAGCTGATTGACCTGATCCGCAAGATTTTCGGGGACTATGCAGCCACGATCCCGGTGGGCGTCTTCCTCGACGGGAAGGACAAGAAGGCGGACGGGCCGAAGCCGTCGATTGCCAAGCTGCCGGGCGTGCGGCTGGTGCTGATGTCCGAGCCGGACAAGGGCGAGGCCCTATCGGAAGGTCTGGTCAAGGAGGTGACCGGCGGCGAACCGATGGAGACGCGCAAGCTGAACCGGGACCCCTTCGAGTTTCGGCCAGAGTTCACGCCGATCATGGTCACCAACCATCGGCCGATCATCCGGGGCCAGGACGTGGGCATTTGGCGGCGCGTGATCCTCGTCCCTTTCGAAGTCTTCATCACCCCGGACGAGCGCGACCCGCACATCCTCGACAAGCTGGTCGCGGAGAAGGACGGGGTCTTGAACTGGCTGCTGGACGGGCTGTGGCTGTGGCTGGAAGAGGGGCTGGACCCGCCTGAGAAGATCATGGCGGCGGTCGAGGAGTACCGGCGCGATCAGGACCCGCTGGGCGATTTCCTTGAGGCGGAGACGGCGGCGTTGCAAGGGCGGCGCGTCACGGCAACGGCGCTGTACGAAGCCTACACCAAGTGGTGCGAAAGAAATGCACAAGAGCCTCTCAAGCAAAACGGGTTCGGGCGGAAAATGAAGGATCGCGGCTTCCGCACAGTCAAGAGTTGCGGTGTGAACGAGTATGTGGGGCTGTGCCTGCTGGAGGGGCTGCCCCAGAGCGTCGAGGCTCCGCCCCCCGAAATCTGACGGGAGAGGGAGCAATCGACCCCAGAGGGAGCAATCGCTGGCATGGCCCCTCTGATGGAAGGCGCGGAAATCCTGGGTTTAGGGAGCATAGGGAGCGAAGGGAGCGATTTTCGGGGGTCTCACATATGTGCGTGCGTGTGTGCGCGGGTGCGTGCGGGCGCGTATGGCAGACCTCCGAACATTACTCCCTATCCTCCCTATCCTCCCTAAAGTGAGAGTTTCCAAGGGGTTCAGAGAGGGAGCATTCCCGCCGGGCGGGGAGCAACAGGGAGCAATCGGGCATGGATGGCGGAGCGGTGATGCTAGGCAGTGGCGAGGGTGATGGTGACGGGCTGGTCACCGGCCGGCTGCGCGACCTGCCGGAGCGGGGTGACCCGGCCGTGCCGGGGCTGGTGTGCGGGCGCGGCTGGGTGGCGCTGATGTACGCCCGTGGTCGAATGGACGTGGCGCAGCTCGCGGCGGCGGTGGACATCGGGCGCGGGCTGGCGATGGCGATCCCGACCGCGTCGGGGCTGCGGGCGATGGACCCGTCCCGGTTGGTGGTCGATGGCGGCAACCGCACCAGCCCGCCGCTGGCTCCGTCGGGCGGCACGGTGTCGTGGGAGCTGGCGGAGGGGCCGGCTTGGCGGTTGGAGCGGTGGTGCGCGAGCGTGCGTGCGGCGGGCAAGGCGGGCTGGCTGCGCGGGCGGCACCGGACGCTGTATCTGGACGTGGCGGTGGTGCTGGTGGTCACCGGGGAGGCCGAGCCGCGCGGACTGGACGTGGAGCTGGGCTTGCGCAATGGCCGGGTGTCGGAAGCCGTCCTGAAGGCGCTGGGCGGGTACGCCGCAACATTCGGTCTCGGTGTTCCGAAAAATACCGCTTGACGGACACGGGGACGTTTGGGTTAGCCTCTCCGCTAGATTGAGGTAGTGCGCCCGGCCGGGGTAATCCCCCGCGCCGGGCGCACTGCGTTTCGACCCATGACAGACACCCGCACCCCCTCCACACGGCACCCAATGGTGCCCCTCCGCTGCCCCCTGGGCGGCGGGGAGGCGCGTCCGGCGCCTGCCGTCCGCCTGCCGGCCCCCGGCCGGGGTGGCACCCCCGCCACCCCCACCCCCCTTGCGGGTCCTTCCGGCAATCCGGCCGAATACGGGTGGCGAAGGCATGATGGCGGGCCAGTGGGTGGGGTCCAAGTTTGCAGCAACGCCGTTGCAGGCGTTGCAACAGGACGTGCAACGTGAGCAACGACCGTCCTGACGACCTTGTCGGCGTCACCGAAGCCGCTGCCGCCGTGGGCGTGAACAAGTCCACCGTCAGCCGCTACGTGTCGCAGGGGCTGCTGACCAACTATGGGGTGTCCGGTCGCCCCTTGGTCTCCATCGCCGCCGTGCGTGCGCTGCCGGTATTCCTCGACCCGGCCAAGCGTCGCACGTCAGGTTCTGCCCCAGCGGCGGCTCCGGCCGATGCCGACCCGGCCGAATCGGCTCCGCGTCCCGTTCTCCCCACCACCATCGCCGCCAGCGTCGAAACCACGCTGGCGAACGAGCGCATCCGCAAGACCCGCGCCGACGCGGACCGGGCCGAGCTGGAGAACGCGAAGGCGCAGGCGCAGCTGGTCGAGCGGGACGCCGCCGCGAATGCCGGCTTCGACCTGGGGCCGGCTCTGATGCGCCTGCTGGACGAGCGGGCGCCCGATCTGGCGAACCGCCTTGTCGGCGTCGTCGACTATCGGACGGCACTCGGTGTCATTCAGGACGTCGACCGGCAGTTGCTGGAGAAGTGGAAGCGCCAGATCGAAACCACCATGGCCGAATTCGGCCTGACGCGGACCGATGGCAAGCCTGAGTGACCGCTTCCCCGCGCTGGGCGACGCCCGCGCCGTGGTGCTGTCATCCTTCGCCCGCGGGATTACCCCGCCGCCGCGTCTCACCGTCACCCAGTGGGCCGAGACGGAGCGGTATGTCAGCGCGGAGAGCGGCAGCCCGTACCCTGGCAAGTGGAACGGTGACCGTGTGCCGTACCTGCGCGAGGTGCAGGACGTTCTCAGCCTGTCGCACCCCTGCACCGAAGTGGCGTCGATGAAGTCGGCGCAGGTCGCCTTTTCGGAGGCCGGGCTAAACCTCGTTGGCTCGGTCATCCATGGCGAGCCGTCGCCGATCCTGATCCTGCTGCCCAGCCTGGGCGAGATGGACAAGTATGCCAAGCTGAAGCTCGGCACCACCATCGACGTCACCCCGGCCCTGCGCGAGCGCGTCCGCCCCCAGCGGTCGCGCGATGCCGACAGCTCCACCCAGGGCATGCTGCGCTTTGCCGGCGGCTTCGCCGTCATCGGCCATGCGTCGTCGTCCCAACCGCTCCAGATGATGAGCTATCGCGTCGTCGTGCTGGAGGAGGTGTCGGAATACCCGTGGGACGTCGACGGGCGCGGCGACCCGGTCGATCTGGCCTATGCCCGAACCAAGGCATGGCGCGAGACCCGCGGCGCGAAGATTTTCTATTGCTCCACCCCTGGCGTCGAAGGTGCCTGTCGCATCACGGCCAAATTCGAGGCCAGCGATCAGCGCCGCTACTATGTGCCGTGCCCGCATTGCGGTGCGTATCAGGTGCTGCGCTGGGAAACCCTGCGGTGGGACGGGGATGCGCCGCCATTTAGCGCGCACTTTGTCTGCATGTCGGTCGGCTGCGGTGGCGTGATCGAGCACCATCACAAGACAGAGATGCTCGCCCGTGGCATCTGGTTGAAGTGCCATCCGGGCAGCGAAGACGATCTGCCGCCGCCCCAGGTGATCGAGCCGGAGGAGCTTGCCCGGTGGCGTGCCCGCGGCTCCGCTGGACGACAGCCCGGCTTTGCCATCTGGCAGGCGTATTCCCCGTTCAACAGCTGGGACGGGATCGTGAAGGAGTTCCAAGAGGCCAAGCGCAAGGGGCCGGCCGGGTTGAAGGTCTTCACTCAGCAGACGCTGGGCGAACCATGGAGGGAGAAGGGCGACGCGCCGGAGGCTGAAAAGCTGCTGGAGCGTCGCTTGAGCTACCCGCACCGCCGGTTGCCGCCGGGGGCGCTGGTGGTCACCGGCTTCTGCGACGTGCAGGCGGATCGCCTGCAATGGGGCGTCTACGCCTGCGGCCATGGCCTGCCCGGTGTGCCCACCTTCTGGCGTATCGACGGCGGCACCATCCCCGGCGACCCGGAAGAGGACGAGGTGTGGAAGCGGCTGGAGGCGATCCAGGCCCGCCGCTACCCGGACGCTCGCGGGGCGACGTGGCCGATTGAAGCTTTCGGCGTCGATACCGGATACCTGTCGCATCGGGTCTACCTGTGGGCGCGTCGCCGTCCGGGCGTCTTCGCCTGTGACGGGCGCGGCGGCGATGGCACCCAGGCGTGGCTGCTGCCGCCTCTCGGGACGCCGAAGAAGGTCGACATCGACTGGCGCGGCCAGCGGGTCAAGGGCGGGTGCCTGCTGTGGCCGATTGGGACATGGCCGCTGAAATCGCAGCACTATGCCGCCCTGCGCCGCATGCTGCGCGGCCCCGGCCCGGACGGCGTGATCCGCCCCGGCGGCCTGTACGTCAATGAGGACGCCGACCTGGGCTTGCTGAAGCAGATGACGGCGGAGACCCTGCGCAAGGGCACCCGCAACGGACGTCCGCACCAATGGTGGGAACAGCACGGCGCGAACGAAGAGCTGGATATTGCTGTCGGCTGCCGGGCGCTCGCCTACTACCTGGGCTGTGACACCATGACGGCCGACCAGTGGCAGGCGCTCGCCGCCCATCGGGCCGCCGCTCCGGTGACGAACCGTGACCTGTTCGACCTGCCGTTGGTCGCGGCAGCGGAGCCGCCTGTCTTCGCTCCGGCGGCTCCGCTGCCGCCCGCCGTCTCCGTCACCGAAGAAGCGCCCCGCGCCCCTTCGGTCGTTTTGCCGGCACCTCTGCGCCGGGCGATGAAGGGGGCCGGCGGCCCCCGCATCACCCTGCCCAAAGCCACTGACGCCGACGATCCCTATCTGTCGTGAGGGTTTCCACCATGGCTGACATCGAGACGCTTCGGACGCGCCTGTCCGAAGCGGAAACCGCTTTGCACACCCTGCTGACCGGCGGGCGCTTTGTGCGCGTCACCAGCGGCGATGGCCGGACCGTCGAGTTCTCGACGGCCAACGTCGCCGATCTGCGCCGCTACATCGCGGAGCTGAAGGAGCAGATCGCCTCTGCCTCCGGCCGTCCGCGCCGTGCCCTGCTGATCAGCTTCTGAGCGCGCGACCATGCCCCCCGTTCCGTCCGTGACGATCCTCGACCAGCACGGCAACCCGATGCGCCCGGTGCACCGCTCCGCCGTCGACACCGCCTATGACGGCGCGTCGCTGATGTCGCGCGAGCTGGCGTCCTGGCAGGTCGGCGCGACGTCGGCGGATGCCGAGCTGCTGCCGGAGCTGTCCACCCTGGTGGCGCGGTCGCGCGACCTGTGGCGGAACAATGGCATCGCCTCGTCCGGCATTCAGTCGATCCTCGACAACGTCGTCGGCACCGGCCTGCGGCTGTCGAGCACACCCGATTACCGGGCGCTCGGCCGGGACAAGGCGTGGGCGGACGAGTGGAGCGAGGTGGTGGAGGCGAAGTGGCGCGCGTGGGCGGAGACTACCGATTGCGATGCCGCCCGCACCCTGACCTTCGCCGGCATGACGGCGCAGATCACGCGGGCCGGGCTGCTGAACGGCGAGGGGCTGTCTGTGCCGTTGTGGCTGCCGTCGCGTGACCGCAAGTATGCGACCTGCATCCAGGTGATCGAGGCGGACCGCCTGTCCAACCCGAACGACCGGATGGACGGGCCGACCCTGCGCGGCGGCATCGAGATCGATCGCTACGGTGCGCCCACCGGCTACTGGATCAGGAATGCGCACCCCGGGGACTGGTTCAGCTGGGCGCCCGACATCAACCAGTGGACGCGGGTGCCGGCCATGACGCCCTGGGGGCGTAAGCAGGTCATCCACGTCCATGACCGTGAGCGTACCGGTCAGAACCGCGGCAAGCCCCTGCTGTCGCCCGTGCTGGCGCAGTTCAAGATGTACCAGCACTACACGGAATCGGAGCTGAAGGCGGCCATCGTCAACGCGATGATCGCCGCCTTCATCAAGACCAGCTCGACCGCCAAGGATCTGGAAGAGCTGTTCGGCGGGTCTGACCAGTACATGGAGAAGCGGGCGGAGCATGCGGTGCGGCTGAAGGGCGGCTCGGTCATCCCGCTGTTCCCCGGCGACGAGATGCAGCCCTTCACCCCGGCCCGGCCGGCGACGGCTTTCGACGCCTTCACCAAGTCGGTTCTGCGTCACATCGCGGCGGGGATGAACATCCCCTATGAACTGCTGCTGAAGGACTTCAGCCAGACGAACTACAGCAGTGCGCGGGCTGCGATGCTGGAGGCATGGCGCTACTTCCTGGGCCGCCGCGCGTGGCTGGCCACCTATTGGGCCACCCCGGTCTTCCATCTCTGGCTGGAAGAGGCGGTCGCCCTGGGCGAGGTGGAGGCTCCTGACTTCTACGGCAACCGCTACGCCTATGGCCGCTGTCGCTGGATCGGCGTCGGGCGTGGCTGGGTGGACCCGGTCAAGGAAGTGGCCGCCGCCGAGATGCGCATGAAGATCGGGGTTTCCAACCTGGAGGATGAGTGCGCGGAGCAGGGCAAGGACTGGCGCGAGGTGGCCGAACAGCGCGCCAGCGAAGCGGAGTTCCTGCGCAAGCTCGGCCTGCCGGTGCCCTGGGAGGCCCCGACGCAGGTGATCCTGCATGACGGCCCGGAACCGTCCGACCGCGATCGCCAGTCCCGCGAGGATTGATCATGGGCCCTTTCCTGTTCGTCTCGGGGCCGGCGCTGCTGGCTCCGGCCTTCGTCACGTCCGCATCGGCGCTGCTGCCGCAGCTCGTTGGCGCGGCGCCGGCGGGCGCCTCGTCCGGGCTCCAGCGCCCGGCGCCTGGTGCTTTGCATCTGTCCGAGCTGGACGAGCGCAGCCGGCCCTATCAGCTCGTCGGCGGTGTCGCCATCGTCCCGGTGTGCGGCCTGATCGTGCCGCGCTTCGACTGGATCGGCTGGAGCTATGCCACCGGCTGTAACGTCCTGCGGCTCCAGCTCGGCATGGCCTTCGCCGATCCCCGGGTGCAGGCAGTCGTGCTCTGGTGCAAGAGCGGCGGCGGCTTCGTCTCGGGCGTGGCCGATCTGGTCGATTGGGCCGCCCAGGCGAAGGCCGCCGCCGGCAAGCCGGTGGCCGCCATCCTCGACGATTACGCCTATTCCGCCGCCTATTGGATCGCCGCCGGCATCGCCGACACCATCAGCGTGCCGCGCACGGGCGGGCTCGGCTCCATCGGCGTGATTTCCATCCATTGGGACGTCTCGGCCGCGCTGTCGGAAGCCGGCTGGAAGCCGACGATCATCGCCGCCGGCAAGCACAAGGCGGAGGGCAACGCCTTCCAGCCGCTGCCGGACGACGTCCGTGACCGCTGGCTGTCGGAGAGCGAAGCCATCCGTCAGCTGTTCGCCGACACCGTCGCCCGTGGCCGCAAGACCGCGGGCGCATCCCTCGACCTTGCCGCCGTGCTGGCGACGGAGGCCGCCACCTGGGACGGCCCCAACGGCACCGCTGCCGCCGTCGAGCAAGGCTTTGCCGATGCGGTGCTGCCGCCGGACGACGCCTTCCAAGCCCTTCTCACCCATCTGTCCACCGCACAGGGAGCCTGACCCCGCCATGAAGATTCCGTTCAGCTTCGCGCACCTCCGTCCCGGCGCTGCCGCCGGCCCTGTGGTGCCGCCCGGCACGCCGAAGCCCGCTTCGGGTGCCGTCACGCCTCCGGTCCAGCCGGCAGCCTCCGGCGATGACAAGCCGAAGGAAGGGGAGGAGGACGAAACCGAGGACGAGGACGATAAGCAGGCCGCGTCGGTCCGCCGGAAGGAGCGCGAGCGCTGTGCCGCGATCTTCGCGGCCCCGGCGGCGGCCGGCCGGGTGGAGCTGGCCGCGACGCTGGCTTTCGGCACCGACCTGCCGGCGCAGCAGGCCATTGCCGTGCTGGAGGCTGCGCCGGCCGCCGCCGCTCCGTCGACCGCCCAGGCTCCGGCGAACCCGCTCGCCGCCGCCATGGCGGCGCTGGGCAATCCCTCCATCACCCCGGACGGCGGAGCGTCGGGCGGGGGCGATGACGTCTCGGCCGAGGTGTCCGCGATCATGAACCTGCACGCCGCCCACAACGGCGCGCCCGCGAAGTAAAGGAGCGCAGCCCCATGCCCGCCAGCTTCACCAGCGAATCCTTCACCCCCGACCGTTTGCAGGTCGAAGGGCCGTTCCCGGCCAAGGGCATCACCCTGGCGTCCGGCCAGACCCTGCCGCGCGGGGCGGTGCTCGGCAAGATCACCGCATCCGGCAAGTACGTGCTCAGTCTGGCCGGGGCCAGCGACGGCAGCCAGACCCCGGACTTGATCCTGGCCGAAGCCACCGATGCCGGTGCCGCCGATACCGCCACGGTCGCCTACATGAGCGGCACCTTCGGCGATGACGCGCTGACCTATGGCACCGGCCACAGCTACGCCACCGCCTTCGCCCCGCTGCGGGACGTCGGCATCCTGATCGTCAAGCCCCTGTCCTGAGAAAGGGCTCTTCCATGGTCGATATCTTCTCCACCGCGGTGCTGGCCGGTGTCGTGCGTCAGGTCAAGACGCCGCCGTCCTTCCTGCTGGACCGCTACTTCACCAGCGAAACCCGGTCCACGACCGAGGAAATCGCCTTCGACCTGATCACCCGCCGCCGCCGTCTCGCCCCCTTCGTGTCGCCGATGGTGGCCGGCAAGGTCGTGGCGTCGCAGGGTTACACCACCAACACCTTCAAGCCGGCCTATACCAAGGACCGTCGCAGCTTCAACCCGAACCGTGCCCTGAAGCGCACTGTGGGCGAGGCCATCGGCGGTGCCGTGCTGGCCCCGGCCGACCGCATGCGCCTGCTGCTGGTGGAGGATCTGGAAGACCAGACCGACATGCTGACCCGCCGCTTCGAATGGATGGCGACATCGGCGCTGACCACCGGCAGCGTCACCGTGGTGGGCGAGCTGTACCCGTCGGTCGTGGTCAACTTCGGCCGCGACGGCTCGCTGACGGTGACGCTGTCGGGCACCGCCCGCTGGGGCCAGTCGGCGGCGGCCATCCTCGACAACCTTCAGGACTGGGCGTTGCTCGTCCTGCAGAAGTCGGGGTCGATGCCCACCGACCTGATCATGGGCGTCGACGTCTGGAAGGTGTTCCGCAAGGACCCGGCCGTGGTCGAAAAGCTCAAGCAATGGAAGGATCAGGCGGTCAGCCTCAACACCGGAGCGATGAACGCGCCGGTCGAAGGCGGGCAGTTCATGGGGCAGGTCGACGGCTTCAACGTCTTCGTCTACTCGTCCTGGTATGAGGACGAGCAGGGGGCCGAGCACTCCATGTGGCCGGCTGGCACCGTGGTGCTGACCGGTGTGGGCGTCGAGGGCGTGCGCGCCTTCGGGGCGATCCGGGATGACGAGGCCGGCTTGCAGGCGCTGCCCTACTTCCCCAAGAGCTGGGTGGAGAAAGACCCGGCCATCCGCCAGCTGCTGATGCAGTCGGCGCCGCTGATGGTGCCGACCAACGTCAACGCCTCTCTGGCCGCGCAGGTGCTCTGATGAAGATCGTCGCCGTCAACACCATCGTCGCGGTGGTGAAGAAGGAACAGGTCACCGTGCTGCCCGGCAAGACGGTGGAGCTGCCGGACGCCGAAGCGGCTGCCCTGGTCAAGCGCGGTGCCGCCAAGCGGGTTGTGCCCGATCCGGATGCGGTGCCGGAGTCCGAAGTCGGAGCCGAGGCCGGACCCGACCCCAAGGCCGATCTGCTCGGCTGATCCGGCATCACCTCGACCATGCGCGACGGGCGGCCCCGGGGCCGCCCGTCGCGCATCGGGAGACTGTCTGCAATGATTGACCTCGATTCGGTTCTTCACGCTTCGGTGGCTCAGGTCTGGGGCCGCCCGGCCATCTACACGCCGCCATCCGGTGCCCCGGTGGCGTCATGCCGTGCGGTCTTGTCCGAAGGCGACCGCGACTGGCGGTCCGGCGGCAGCGGTGTGACCACCCCCGCCCGGATCGCAGAAGTGCGCGTGTCGGAAGTGCCGCTGATGGAAATCGAAGGCACCTTGGCCATCGGCGCGGACGTCTTCGTCATCGACAAGACCAGCCAGCCGGATGCGGACCGGCTGCTGTGGCGGCTGGAGCTGAAGTGATGCCGACATCGATTCGCGAACAGGTGCTGACGGCCTTCGAGGCGCGCCTGGGCATGGTGGTGGCCGCCAACCTGCCGGGCGTGATCACCGTCTATCGGGGGCTGCGCAAACCAGTGCCGGACGGCAAGCTGCCGGCGCTGGTGATGAAGGCATCGCCCGTATCGTCCGATCAGGAAAGCGCTGCGGTGACCCGCAACGTCGAGCGGATCACGGTCACCGCCTTCCTGAAGAACAACGCGTCGGATGCCGAGCTGCACCGGCAGGGCGTCGACCTGGGGGCCGCCATCCTGCGCGCCGTCGAGGCCGATCCGACCTTGGGCGGCATCGCCGTCGACACCAACCTGACCGAAGCCGATCAGGACGAAGCTGACGGCGAGGGCGTCGGCGGGCTGGGTGACGTCTTCTTCGCCTTCGCCGTCGAATTCTGGACCCGGCCCGGCGACCCCTATACCGCGGCCCCCTGACCCTTTTCCCCCAACCGGAGAGCATCCATGGACATCCCGGCCCATCGGGCGGCGGCGGTGGCGCCGACGCCTGCCCACAGCTTCGAGCTTCGCGACGGCGATCAGCTCGTCAACCTGACCGAGGAAGAGCGCAAGGCCGCCGAAGCCGCCGCGTCTACCCGCACCCCCGCTACCAAGGGCCGCCGGCCCGCCGCCGAAGCGCCGTCCGCGCCCGCGTCGACGGCCGAGTAAGGAGTCTCCGTCATGGCCATGCGCTCCCGCAACGCCGCCCTGCTGGCGAAGATCGAGACCACCGAAGGAGTGGATGCCGCCCCAGTGGCCGGCACCGATGCGGTCTTGGTCGAAAATCCGCAGATCAGCTTCAACCCCAACACCGTCCAGACCAGCGAGGTGACCGGCAGCCTCGACGGTCAAGGCCCGATCAGCGGCGGCATGACGGTTCAGTTGACCTTCGACGTCCTGCTGAAGGGCTCCGGCACCCCCGGCACGCCGCCCGAGTGGGGGAAGCTGATGAAGGCCGCCGCCTGGGCGGAGGTGATCACTGCCGCCGCAGTCCCGGCCGCTGCTGAAGCCGCTACCGCCGGCACTCCCACCAGCCTGACCTTGGGTGCCGGGGCCAGCGGCACGGCGCAAGCCTATCGCGGCATGCCTCTGCTGCTGACCGGCAACCCGGCGGCCGGAGCGACGTCGTTCGTGTCCGACTATACCGCCGGCAAGCTGGCGACCCTGACCGACCAGTTCGGCACAGCGCTGTCGGTCGGCACCAGCTATCAGGTGCCGGTGAATGTGGTCTACAAGCCGGCGTCGGTCTCCATCCCGTCGCTGACCTTCCACTTCTTCCAGGATGGGCTGAAGTATATCGTCGCCGGCTGCCGGGGCAACGCGACGGTGAAGCTGACCAGCGGCAACATCGGCCGGATCAGCTTCACCTTCACCGGCATGTTCGTCAGCAAGACCGACGCCAATGTGCCGGCCGGGCTCGTCTATGATGCCACCCGTCCGCCGGTCTGGAAGGCCGGCAAGGCGCTGGTCAACCGTGTGGTCTCGGCCATGGCGTCGTTGTCGATCGATTTCGGCAACGAGATGACCAACCCGGACAACCCGAACGCTGTGGAGGGCTTCGACCCCTCCGTCGTCACCGCGCGCAATATGACGGGTAGCTGCGACCCGCTGGAAACGCTGGTCGCCACCCGCGACAGCATGGCGGCGCTTCGGGCCGGTACCCAGCAGGTCATTCATGCCAGCTACGGCACGGTGGCCGGCAACCGGATCGGCGTCACCATCCCGGCCGCCTTCTACACCAACCTTCAGCCGGGCGACCGCAACGGCTTGGTGGCCAGCACCCATCAGTTCGCCTGCAAAGGACAGGATGCGGGCGCCTTCGTCTGCCTCTACTGACCCCCGCGACCCCGGCCGGCACCGGGTAACCAGTCGGCTCCGGCCGGCGGGGCGCCGTCGTGCGCCAGCGGGCGGTGATGTCGGCACCGCCCGCACCCACCCCTCACCGACAGAGGATCGTCACGATGCTGCCTGTTTCGACCAAAAACGTGATCACCTTTACCCCGCTTCGCGACCAGATCGAGACTCTGACCGGGTTGCAGGCCAGGGCTGAAACCCCGGAGCTGGCCGAGGGCTTTGCCCGGCTGATCGACGCCGTGCAAGCGCAGCTCGACGCAAATCCGGATCAGCCGGTCTTCCGGTTGGCCGTCCCGAGCCATTTCCAGCGTGCCAGCTTCCGTCGCGACCTGCGCGCGGCCGGCGCAACCTACCCCGGCGATGCCGAGCTGTACCGGGCACTCCGCGAAGACCTGCGCGAGGTGAACCCCTATAACCTCGATACCTTGCTGGAGCTGATCGACGAGGTTGAAGCCTCCGCCCAAGGCGACGTTGACCCCGACGCGCTGGACGGGCTGGAAGCAATCACCCGCCTCGCTCGTGCGGCTGGCGGGCGCTATGCCGCCATGGAAGGTGACCGCGAATTCTGGCTGTCGGTCGCGCCCATCGTCGCCTGCCAGCATTTCCTGCTGGGCTGGGAGGGGGTGAAGGCCAAGGATGGTTCCGCCGCTCCCTTCGTCCGCCGCCGCGATCTCACCACCGACGAGACGCTGTCCCACCTCGACGAAGACGAGCTGCGCGCGGTGGGCTTCAAGATCATGGGGCTGATGCGCCCGTCGAAGGATCAGGAAAAAAACTTCGTATCGCCGTCGCGGTCAGCCTCCAGCCGGAAGCCTACCAAGACGGCGTCGAAGAGCTTGCCGGCGAAGCGGGATGGGTCCTCTTCGGCGAGCATTTCCGCCGAAACCCCCGTCTCGATCTGACGGAGGATCACTTTGACATGGTCCAGCTCTGGCGCGCCTACCAGCCGCATGCCGGGCGCATCGGCGGCATGGCGCAGGGCGTGGTGCCTGTCACCGGGCACCTGCCGGAGGCCGGTGGTGTTGGGGATCAGGCCGCCATTATGATGGACGCCTTCGCCATCATGAGCCAAGCCGAAGCCGAACTGCTGGCGCGCGAGCCGTCATGATCGTCGGCCGTCTCTCCGGTGACGTGAAGGATCTGGTGAACGCCGGCTTCGACGACATCGCCGACGCCGCGCGGGCGGCGGTGCGGTCAGCGTCTGAGGCCCTTCAGACTGAGCTGCGCCGGCAGACCCGTGCGGCCGGGCTTGGCAGCGGGCTGGAGAAGGCGTGGCGGCTGGAGCTGTACCCGAAGACCGGCCGCCGCACCCTGCGTCCGGCCGGTCTCGTCTTTTCCAAGGCCACTCGCCTGCATGACGCCTTCGACAGCGGCGAGACCATCACCGCACGCGGCTCCAAATGGCTGGCCATCCCCCTGGCTGCGGCCAAGGAGCTGGGGTTCGACAAGATGGAGCAGCGGCCGGATAGCCGCCGCGCCAGCTTGGTGCCTGCCAAGTGGTCGAACGTGGCGGCGGCGGAGTCCCACTTCGGCGGGACCCTGCGCTTCATCCCCATCGGGAACGGCGCACGGGCGCTGCTGGTCGCCGAAGGCAAGGCCCGCGGCGACCGCCTTGCCCGTGGCGGCGTGGGCCGTGCCACCTCCATCCCGCTCTTCCTGCTGGTGCGCCGGGTGCGCGGCCGGAAGCTGCTGGACATCAGTGCCGCCACCCGCGCGGCCGAAGCCCAACTCGCGTCCAACCTCTCCAACATCCTCGGGCGGTAGCCGTGGCAGCACAGAAGAAGGTCAGCGTCCGCATCGGCGTCGAGGCGGACAACCTTGACGCGGTCCGGAAGAAGCTGGAAGACCTGGGCGTCACCATCAGGGGCGTCGTCAACGACAATGCCCCGGTGGACCGGCTGCGCCGCTCGTTCGAAGCGCTGGAAGGCCGGCTCGACCCGGTGTCCCGTGCGACTCGCAAGCTCGCCGACGATGAGAAGCTGCTGAAGCGTGCCGTCGACGAAATGGGGGTGTCGCGCGAGCGGGCCAACGCGCTGCTGAAGGCCGCGCGGGATGCCTACGATCCGGCGGCCATCGCCGCCCGTAAGGAAGCGGATGCCCTGCGCGCTCTGGTCGATAGCCTCGATAAGACCGCCGCCGCCGAACGCAAGGTGACCGATGGTCAGGCGCTGCTGGACAAGGCTCTGTCCGGCGGGGTGCAGGGCGTCACGCTGAGCGAGGCGCAGCACCGCAACCTGAGCAAAGCGCTTCGCGAGCAACATGGGCTGCTGGAACAGTCCACCGGCAAGACCAAGCTGGCTGCCCATGAAATGGCGAATCTTTCCTATCAGATCCAAGACGTTTTCGTGTCGCTGGCTGGTGGGCAAAACCCCCTAATCGTGCTCATTCAGCAGGGGCCACAGGCCACGTCGGCTGTTGGCGGCGTCAGCCGCGCCATGGCGCTGATGCTGTCGCCCATCGGCCTGACCATTGCCGCTGGTGCGACGCTGGCGGCCGGGCTGGCGCTGGTCACCTCGCGGGCTGTCGGCATCGAAGGTCAGCTGCGCAGCCTGTCGGTCACCACCAAGGCCTATGGGACGGAGGCGCAATCCACCGCGGCGCAGCTGCGCGACCTTGCCAAGTCGATGTATGCGGACGGCGCGGGCAAGGACGAGTCGGACGCTGCTGTCAAGGTGATCTCCTCCACCCGCGGCCTGTCCGCCACCATGGGCAGGGAGATTGCCGGCATCGGCAATGACATGGCCGCCGGCATGGGCAAGCCGGTGGACGAGATGGTGAAGCAGCTCGGCTCGCTCGCGACCGAGGGCTATCCCGCCATCAAGAAGCTTCAGGACGAAATCGGCTTCCTGACGTCGGACGAGCTGAAGGCCGTCCGCGCGATGGCGGAGCATGGGCAGCAGGCCCAGGCGCTGGGCATCGCCTTGGAGGCCCTGCACCGTCGCTTCGACGGGCTGCGGCAGCAATCCATGTCGCCGGCTGAACAGGCCTTCCGCGACCTGGGCATCGGCTGGAATGCCTTCATGGATGCGGTGGCGCAGAGCCGTCCGGTCATGGAGATGATCACCGGGGTCTCCGGAGCCGTCACCCGGATGGCGGCGGCGGTCACCAGCACCCCGAAGGAGCAAGTCGCCGACATCGAGACGCGGATTGCGGCGGTGAAGAAGAGCATCGCCACCCGCGACGCCGCCAAGGGTGACGGTGAGACCTATCTCAATCTGAGCCTCAAATCGCTGCTGTTCGGCACCACGGACGGGTCCGATTTGGACAAGCAGCTTGCCGACCTCGAACAGCAGCTGAAGGCGGCGCAGGGCCGGCTGGTGACGGAGCTGTCCAAGGCCCCGGTGCGGGTCGCTGGCACGTCAGCCGGTGCAGCTAGTGCCGGCGGGAAACAGGATGAAAAGGCCGTCCAGTATGTGGACGAGCAGACCGCCGCCTATGAGCGTCTGGCGAAGGCGATGGGCGGCAGCCAAGCCGCCCGCACGCTCGAAATGGCGTCGATGCGCGCCGAAGACGAAATCCGCGAGAAGAAGCTGTCCGGGCAGGATGCTGAAGACATCCGCATCCTGCGCCGCAAGGAAGCGCTGTTGCAGCTGTCGACCGCCTATGGCGACGAACTGCACAGCATGTCGCTGGCCACTCAGGGCAACATCCTGCTGGCTGCTGCCTATGGGCAGGGTGAGGCGGCGGCACTGCGGCAGAAGGCCGCCAACGATGCCCAGGCTGCTGCTGCCGGCAACGCTGCCGTCAGCGTCGCCGAACTCACCCGGCAGAACCTGCTGAATGCTGCGTCGTCGACCGCAGCCGATGCCGCCAAGGCCGTGGCCGATCTGACCGAGCAAGCGGAGGCACAGGAGAAGGTTGCGGATGCGGCCAAGCTGGGGGCCGCTGCCCAGGCCGAAGCCGAACGGCAGGCGCAGGTTGCGGCCCAGACGTCCGGCATCCTGGCTGCCGCCCAGGTGGCGGAGGAAGAAGGGGCGGCGGAGCTGGCGAAGACCCTGCGCGGCTTGGCCGGTGCCTATGACGACGTATCCAAGCGGGGCGTGCAGGCGCAGAGGCGCACCCAGGGCGAGGAGTCCCTGCGCAATGCCCGGCAGAGCCTCGACTATGCCCGGCAGGAGCTTGCGCTGATGGGGCAGGCGGAACCTGTCCGCACCCGCACCCTGCGTTCGCTTCAGATCCAGCAGCAGGCGCAGGACATGGCGAAGTCCGCGACCTCGGATCAGATCGCGGAGTGGGTGAAGCTTCAGGAACAGATTGCCGACACTCAGGCATGGACGCAGTACGCGAACGACGTGCAGGCGACATCAAAGGAAATCGCCAGCAGCATTTCTGAGAACGTCTATGACGGCTTCACCGATCCGGACAAAGCGGTCAGCGTGGTCGACTTCTTCAAGTCGATCTTCAAGCGGATCGCAGTGGCTGCGCTGGAAGCCAATATTGTCCTGCCCATCGTCACCCAAGTCGTGGGGTCGGTGCCATCGCTGTTCGGGATCCAGACGCCCACTGGGGCTTCGGGGGCTGCTGCACAGGTCTCCGGCAGCGGTAGCATGTTCAGCAATGCCTCGACCCTGATCAGCGCCGGCCGGTCTGGGCTATCGTTGTTCAGCGGTGGTGCAGGCTTGTCCGCGACGCAGGCGGCCGGGTCGTTCGCGACCAGCAGCATGGGGCAGGCGCTTGGTCTGTCGCAGTCGGCTGCCGGTCTCGTTCCGGAAGCCGCTGCCTCGGACATGATGCTGACCAGCTCGGGCAATGCCCTGGTGTCCGGCGCCGGCACCATCGGCGCGGCGATGCCCTATGGTGTGATCGGTGGCATCGGCGGCTCGCTGATCGGCAATGCGACCGGGTCCAAGGCCGCGGGCGCCCTGTCGGGTGCGGCGCTGGGAGCGGGCTCGGCTGGCATCGGTGCCGGCATCTGGGGCCTGTCGGCGGTGGGGGGGCCATGGGGCATCGCTGCTGCCGCCATCATCTCCGGCATCATGGCGGCGCTCGGCACGCAAAAGCCCAGCGTCGGCCCCAACACCAGCGGCAACGTTACCCTGGATGGGAAGGGGGGCTTCCGGACGGACGCGGCCCTGGCGGACAACGGCGCGGACGCCGCGCAGATGCAGCAGGTCACGGACGCGGTCGCCACTGCCATGAATGCTGTGGTGGTCGGGATCGGTGGCAGGGTTACGGGCGGGGACGGTCTCAATACCGGGTTGCTCCAGTATTTCGCCAAGGATGACAAATGGTATGTCACCCCGCAGGTCGGAGATAATGCTGGCCAACGGGCGGAGTTCGGATCGCAGGATGAGGCGATCCAGTATTACATGCGGGAGAGCCTGAAAGGGCTGATCGGGACTGGTCAGCTGACCGGTGCCAACGATGACGTCAAGACAGCCCTCGGCACGTCGAAGGCAACCACGGCTGAGGACTTGGCCAGCGATCTGGGCTTCGCCGCGACCTTCCGCGACCAGTTCGACGCGCTGAACGCCAGCATGGATCCGGTGTCCAACCAGATCAAAACCTTCACCGAGCAGGCGAAGGAACTCGGCGAGCAGGTGAAGACCAACATCACCGATTGGCGCGACAAGGCGAGCGAACTGGGGCTTGCGACCAATGAGGAGCTGACCGCCGCCGCCCGCAAGGGAATCGAGGCCATGATGGGCATCGGCAAGGTTGCCGAGCCTCTGCGCGGCGTCGCGGCTGTCACCAAGCAAGCGGAAATTGAGTTCGAGGCGTTCCGCCCGGCCCTGGAAGCACTCGGCTACACCGCAGCCGATGTGACGGATATGGCCGTCAGATACACACAGAAGGCCGTCGACGCCTACAACAAGACCATTGGGCTGGTGCAGCAGCAGGGTGCAGCTTCCATCGAACAGCTGGTCGACCCGCTGTACAAGATGGACGCCATCGACCGTCTGAGCAGCCTTGGGTTGGATGAGACGAGCGGGGTCATCCTCGACTTGGCCCGCTCCATCACCGGGGTGGAGGATGCAGCCCGCAAGGGCACCCTGACGATCGATGACGTCAGGGGCGCCTACGTCGACGTTGCTGACGCCTATGTGCAAGGCTACCTGACGGCGGATCAGCTGACCACGGCGGTGGGCTATCTGACCCAGGCATGGGCAGATAACACAACGGTCACCGAATCGGTGACGAAGTCGCTGTCGGATTTTCGCTCGTCCTTGTCGTCGGTCTTGTCGTCTGCCTTGTCGACAGCGCAGGCGGCTGCAACTCAGTGGTCGGGGCTGGTTGACAAGATCAAGTCGTCGCGCCTGTCGCTGGCGCTGGGCGAGTATTCGGCACTCGATCCCGGTCAGCAGCTGGCTGTCGCCCAGCAGAATTGGGTCGACACGCTGACCAAGGCGCAAGCCGGCGACATTGCGGCGGTGGAAGCCCTTGCGGACGCTGGGGAAGCCTTCCTGAAGGCGGACCGGACCGTCAACGCGAGCGCGAACCCCGAGGTTTACTATAAGGTGCAGGCCGGCCTGTCGTCGGTGGAGACGGTTGCCCAGCGCCAGTTGTCCGCCGCGCAGCGGCAGGTCAACTACCTGTCCAGTATCGATTCCTCCCTCAAGAGCCTCGACGCCACGGCTGCCCGAGAGAGCAAGCTGTCGTCCCTGCTGGCATCTGGCCGATCCTGGGGGGCACCTGAAAGCGTCGCGACCAATCTCCAGATCGCGATGGAGACCGACTTCGCCGGCAACTTCGGGACCGGCGACCTGAACGGCCGTTCCGACGCCTGGATCTTCAGCCAGCCCGAATCGGTGAAGGAGAAGGTCCGGCAGATCATGCGCGCCAATGGACAGGCGTGGCGGATCAACTTCGAGACCGGCGGTATCGTCGGTGGCTATGAAGGTGGTGGACTTGTCGGGAATGGTGTCTGGGGCCGGGACAGCGTCCTGGCCCGGTATGCCCGCGGTGGCATGATCGCCTTGGCCGGCGGAGAGGGGGTGCTCACTGCGCCGGCCACCGCCGCCATCGGCGCTGACGTGGTGGATTACATCAACCGCAACCACGCTCTGCCGTCCAACGACCGCTTTCCTCCGTCCAACGTCGTTTCCCTCCGCCCGCCGCCGCGGGTGTTCGGCGGTGGGCCGGACAGCACGGCGGCGGCCTTCGACCGGCTGGCGGCGAAGATCGATCGCCTTGCGGCTGCGGTGGAGTTGGCCGACAGCAGGGCAGGCGGTCAGCGGGCGGCCATCGGTGCCGACCTGAAAGCCGAGCTGGAGAGCGTGCGCGATGATCTGGCAGAGCTGCCCCGCCGCATTGCCGGAGCCATGCCGAAATGATGATGCGCCTCTATGAGCTGGACGCCTTCCACAAGGCGTCCGGGCATGTCCACCGTTGGTATCTCTGCGCCGGCTCGCGGGGCTACCAGTCCCGCGGCACCGACACGCCGGCCCGTGTGACCTGGCTGCCGCTGGTCGGGCAGTGGGACTCGGTCGCGGTGGAGGCGGCCGGTGCCGGCGGCGGGTCGGCCCTCCGCACCGCCGACCTGCGGCTGATGAACGTCCGGTCGGCCGACACGCTGCCGCGCTGGGCGAACGTCCTCGATGTCACGGCGGCGACCTTGCTGCGGGTGGAGTTGGGTGTCCGTCCGCTGAACGCCCTGCTGACCGACTATGTCATCCGGACCATCGTCGTGAAGGAGGTGGACGAGGCGGAGGCCTACAGCACCGCCGTCACCGTCTGGCGGGCCAAGGCCGGCCTGATCCAGCCGGACAAGACCGAGCTGCGCCTGCCGCTGTGGGACCGCCTCGCCGACTTCGACGCGCCGCTTCTGGATCCGGAAGACTGCTATGCCGGCACCGGTGGGCTGGAGGGGCCGGCCACGTTGGCGGGGATGACCAAGGAGCGGTGCTGGGGGTGGCGCCCGATTGTCGCGCCGACCTACCTGGGCGTCATCAACGGCCGGCACACCTACAGCTGCAACGGCGGGCACCCCATCGAGGGCATCGTGCGGGGCTGGGACAAGGCCAAGCTCTATGCCCTGGTGACCGGCACCCCATCGGCGACGAACAGCCCGGCGGAGTTTGCCGTCAACACCAGCACGGGCATCATCACCATCGGTGGCGGCAAGCCGGAAGACTTCCGGATCGAGCTGAAAGGCAACAAGACGGCCGGCGTCTGGCACCGGTACATCGGCCAGATCGTCGCCCATCTCGCCACCACGCACGGCGGCATCATCGACACGGCCGACGTCGCCGGCATCGACGCGACGCCGCGCACAGCGGGGCTCTACCTGCCGGCCGGCGACACCACCACGCACCGCGCGGCCTACGACAAGCTGGTCGGATCGGTGGCCCGCGGGCGCTGGTACATCGACCTGACCGACCGCCTGATCGTCACCCGCCTGCCGCGCGCCACCGCCGCCACGCCGCTGCGGTCCTACCGGAAGGCTGCCGGCGAGACGGACGGGCTGCGGCCGACCGCCGGCAACAGCGAGGTGCCGGCGAAACAGGCCATCGTCCGCTACGCCGAGAACACCACCCCGGCTTCGGAAACCGCCACCGCGGCAACGGCCGACGACGCCGCGCTGTGGACGACGCAATGGCGTCAGGCTCCTTCGGCTGTGGACACCACCGTTGCCGCCGCCTGGGGCGTGTCCGCCAAGCCCGCCTATCTCGACACCGCCCTGACCATCGCCGCCGAGGCCGCCGCCGAAGCGCCGCTATGGCTGGAGGAGAAGGCCGATCCGCCCCGGCAGTACGAGCTGCGGGTGCGCGACGGCGCGCCCGGCCTGTGGATCGGTGATGCCATCCGGGTGACCGACGACATCGCCGGCTTCGAGACCGGCGCAACGGCAGTGATCTACGGCCGCACCAACCGCGAGCGCGGCGGCGGGGCCATCCTCTACCTGGAGCGCTGATCATGGCGAACCCTCTCGGCTATGCCGCCGACCGCAACGAAGTCGCCAACCCGGCGGCCCTGAACCCCTGCACCATCACCAGCAACGTCGACTGGGTGCCGACGGCACCGCTCGACGCGATGAAGACCACGCCGCTGATCGACGCGGCGGTTTCCACGAGGCTGGGCGACGATCCGGACGATCCGGACGGCGATGGGCCGGTGGTGATCGAGTTCGAATGGGACAGCCCCATCGACCTCACCTATGTCGGGCTGATCGACACGAACCTGGAGCAGCTCGCCACCGTCCGGCTGGAGGCTTGGACCGACGCCCTCGGGACGGACCTTGCGGCGACGGCGCAGACCAACGTCGTGCCGCCGCTGGTGGACCCGGCCACGCTCCGCTTCGGCGCGCCGAACCAATTCCGCGGAGACATGGACCCCAGGGACTACCCGCTCTTCCCGAAGAACGTGCATCTCGTGGTGTCGCTGTGCCGGGTGCGGCGGGTCCGTCTCAGCATCTGGGGCGACACGGTGCAGACGGACGGCCAGCCGGACACCGGCTATCGGATCGGGCTGGCGTGGGTGGGTGACGGCTTGCCCTTCGACCGTCACGTTGGATCGTCCGGTGAGGATTACCGGTCCTACGACCAGCGCACCGAGACGGACGGTGGTGGCGTGTGGGTGGAGCCGGGCATTGGTCGGCGGGCGGCGCTGATCGACCGGGCTGTGACGGACCGCACCCTGCGCGACGCCCTGTTCCGCATGGCGATGCGGGTCGGCAAGTCCAAACCCATCGTCTGGCTGCCGAACGTCACCGATCCAGCGGCTTGCTTCCAATACGGCGGCCTGTTTCGGCGCGTCGATGACCATGCGCACAAGTACATGGCGCCTTTCTACACATCAGGATCGATTGAATTGGAGGAGTGGCGGGAATGAGCGAATTCTCAAACGCCGCCGAGGATCTCGGCGAATACAACGCTGGAACCTACAATGCCACGACGAACCCGAAAGGTTACTCTGGCGTCGGCGGCATGGATGCCAACTGGGTACCCACGTTGCGGGCCGTGGCGACGGTGGCGAATGGCATTTCCGACCTTGCTGACCAGACGCAGCAGGCGGTGACGCAGATCGCAGCAGCGCAGTCCACGCTCACCATGACGTGGGACGCCAGCACGGCTGATGCTGATCCAGGGGTTGGCGAGGTGCGAGCCTCCACCGCCACCCTGACCGCCGGCAGCTACACCCTCTATGTCAGCACCACGGATGCCGCTGGTGCCGCAGCCACCAATACCCTGGCCGGCTACGCTGCCAGCAGTTCGTCGGTCAAGGGACGGTTGCGGTTGGTTAAGGTCGGCGCACCCGGCACCTACGTCGACCTGGACGTCACAGGAGCGACGACCGCGACTGGGTATCGCAAGGTGGGCGTGACCTATGTCGCCGGTCCGGGTGGCTTTGCGGCCGGCGATGCCCTGGCGCTTGGCTTTGTCCGTACCGGGGACAAGGGCGACACCGGGCCCCTGCCGACGATTGCCACCACCTCTGCCACAAGCCTCACCATCGGCACGGGCAGTAAGACCCTCACCACGGCGGCGGCCCTGAACCTTGCGGTCGGGGCCAACCTCATGGTGGCCAGCACCGCGGCGCCGAGCAACTGGATGTTCGGACAGATCACGGTCATCGGCGGGACGAGCGTAACCATCAACGTCTCGACAGTGGGCGGCAGCGGAACTTTTGCCGCGTGGACTGTATCGGGCGGGGGCGCCGGTCCGTCAGGGCCGAGTGGCACGAACGGCACCAACGGCACGAATGGAGCGGGCGCCGTTTGGTACGGTACCTCTGCCGGATCGGCCAACGCTCAAACCCTCTCCGGCTCGCTCGCCAGCCTGACCGGTAACCCCTCTGTGGAGTTCGTCGCCGGCTACACCAACACCGGGACGCTGACCTTGGCCGTCGGCTCGACCGCAGCCACAGCGGTGTATGACGCATACGGTGCCGCGCTTCTCGGCGGCGAGGTGGTTGCCGGGGCGAAGTACGTTGTGACCTACGACGGTACCCGGTGGAGATTGCCCGGCGGGACGGGGAATGCGTTGAAAACGGTCGCGCCATCGCTCAACACGGGCGTCACGCCGAACGAACTCACGGTGGACTTCAGGTTTGGTCACAAGGCGAGCCGGACCGTCACGGCGAACCTGAAGATCATCCCGACCTTCCCTGTCGGCGGTGGGGTGGGCGTGCTCGACCTGACGAATGCCGGGGCCTACACGATCACCTTCTCGACCGGCAAGAAGACCTCTGGAGGCGCCCCCGTGTCCTTCACCACTTCCGGCCTTGATCGCCTGACCTTCATTGGAACGGATGCCGATTACGAGGTCGTGACCCGAAAGGACATCAAATGATCATGTACCTGATCCCTGGTTACCAGATGCCCGTCACGCTCGGCCAGCTGCGTCGCGCCTATCCGGATGTGGCTTGGGCCAACGCTGATGCAGGCGGGCCGGACATCGACGCCCTAGCGCTGGTTGGTGGTTCCGTTGCGCCGGATCAGCCGGCCTACGATCCGCTTACCGAGGAGCTGATGTGGGATGGCTCTGGATGGGTCGTTACCCCCGTCCGGATCTTTGAGTTTCCGGATGGCGGAACCGCTGGAAGTTATACCGAGGAGGACGGGCAATGACGCCTATCGAGTTGATGTTGCTTGAGGCAGCATCCGTGGGGCAGGGCGACCCATGGTTCGCGAATGTCCAAACGCTGATCCAGCCGAAGGCAACAGATACTAGCATCTCGGACTACTCGTCGTTCCACCGAGCGGTGACCGTCTCCGGTGGCGCCGCTGTGTCGTCGAGCGGAATGTTCACCGGCTACGGCGGCGTGCCGCTCGACGGCGTGGACGATGCGCTATCGGTGTCAATCCCGGCGCTCGGAACGCAGGACTTCGTTGCAGAGGCGTGGCTCAACCTCACCGACTTCTCTGCCCCTCGCCCGATCTTTGACTTCCGGTCAGGGGATGCAAATGGCTTTGATCTCTACACAGACTCCAACGGAAAATTGTACGCCAGTCGTGATGGTTTTGGTTTTGGTGGGTCGGCTTCGACGTTCCCACTCGGTGCCGATGCCTACGTTATGGCTGTGCGCACCGGCAACTCTGTTGCGGTATTCGTCAACGGCGTTCAGGTGCTATCCTTCCCCTACGGCCTGAGTATCTCGACTACTACGAGCCGCATTTGCTGGGGATCAAACGGGCGCTTCAAGGGCAAGCTCTACGCCCACCGCCTAACGGTCGGCTCCAACCGCGGCTACACGGGGAGCGCTATCTCGATTCCTGTCGAGCCTTGGCCCACTACATGACAGGCGCGACAATAGTCCAGCCGATTGTCGCGCCGCCGAATGTCAATCAATAGCGCGTCTGCGGTGCATGTTCCTTGTACATGGTCTGGAACGGGATCGCGAACGGTTTGTCTTCGACTTTTTGAAAGATTGCGAGCGTTTCGCAGATGTTCAGGTCTCGGTGAAGAGATGTTGAGTAATTCTCCTGGCTCTCTGGTGTTAGGAAATGCATCATTCTATGTGGCGTCAAAACAACTATAGCCATTATTTTGTAGCTGTTGGCGTGAGCAAGGTCGAAGAAAAGGGTTGGTTGGAATTGGTGAAAGCCATGGTTCAGCCAACCATTGCTTGGAGTCCAATGAACCATATGCCCGCCAAGTTTAGTGTGCTTATGGACTGTCGTGAAAAACTGCAAAACATTAAAGACGTGTTCCGCCGTGCCGTTGTTAATACAGATATCGTATTGCTTACCAAGGTCACAATCAAAATTGAGGTCGATCTTGTGCGACTGTTCGCCGCCGAGATCGACGGCCTCGTAAGTTTTATTGTTGAACAAGGCCTTGTAGAGAAGCTTGGCGCCAAATTTCCGCTTCTGCGATTCCGTCATCAAATCCATGCTGGCGGCTTCATCAAGGAGAGCTTGGCGCCGGTTTTCTGGTGCATGTGCTGTGATGACCTCGGTGAATGGCACCCGCTGGTCCGCTTCGCACTCGCCGAATTCCAGGATCGAATCGCCTGTTGGTAAGAAATTTTGTTCGCGGCAATACCGGAGCCCGCGCAGCTCCCATTCCTTCGTGATGGCCATGCTTGCCTCAATTTGCCGCGAGCGGCTTGAAAGGGGTGCGATCAGCGGCCCCTCTCTATGTCTCCTGATGGGGTGAGTCAATCTCTCGCCAGCACCCCCGCAAGTAAGCCGATATCCCCCGCTTCGTATCTCCCCAAGGAGCCACCATGTCCCCCATTGCCTGGGCGGCTGTGTCCGCCCTGATCCTGGCCTGCGCCCATCGTGAGCGTGGACAAGACCATTCCTGGATTGGCACAACTGGCGCGCGCGTGCTCTTCTGGGCGGTGCCGGTCGGCGCCATCGTCTTTGCCATCCCGGCTCCGCCGAACCCGGCAGGGCTATGGACGGCGGTGCTGGCCGGTGCAGCTGCTTATGCCGGGATGGCGTGGCTGCCGCACGGCGTCGGGCAGAACCTGAGCGAGACGCCCGCCGACTATCCCAACAGCTGGACCGCCTGCGTCCCTCTCCTCGAAAAGCTGGGCTATCTGGCGGCCGTTGGCATCGCCCGCAAGGCCCTGATCGCCCTGCCGCTGACCCCCGACCATCCCGCGGCGCTGTGGCTGCCGCTGGCCGGCCTCTCCATGCCGCTGGCCTACCTGCTCGGCACCAAGCTCCCGGCGCTGCCCTGGCGTCTCACGCGGCCAACCGAATGGGGCGAGCTGCTGACCGGTGCCGGCTTTGGCGCCGCGCTCGGTATCGTTCTGACTGTCTAACTGCAAGCCTGCCGCTACGGCTGGCCATGCGGCAACGCTCTAATCCCTGACCGATCCGGCGCCCATGAGGCGCCTTTTTCATGCGCGGAGGGCATGGTGAACACTTTTCGGGCAGTTACCTATACCGGCTCGGTGCTGGTGACCTGTGGCGCGGCCATGGCGGCGACAGACCCGCCGCCCATTGACCAGTTAGCCGGGCAGATTGAGCGATTCCTTGATCTGCTGGAGCGCGGCGGAGCTGCGGTCGTAGCGCTGGAGCTGGTGTTGGGCGTCGCCTTCCTCGCCGCTCTGGCCGCCGTCGTGCTTGTCCTCATCACCGTGGTGCAGGCGCTGCCGCGTGCCGCCCGGCCGCTTGCCGACGCCTACGCTACGGTACGAGGCGGCGCGACGCGGCGCGAAGAGCGATTGCGCGCCGAAAACGTCTCGCTCGCTCGCAAGGTCGATCTGCTGGAAACGCAGGTCGTTGGGCTGGAGCATCGGGACGAAGAGAAGAGCCGGATCATCGCGGCTCTGGTCGAACAACTCGCCGCTGCCGGGCTGGACGTCACGGCCCTCCGCGCCATGGCCGCTCATATCCCGCCCGTCGGGGTGGACCATGCCTCCGCCGCCTGATGCCGCGCAGCAGCTCGCCGCGCGCGTGCTGGCGGAGTGCGGTGGCGACGAAGAGCTTGCCCGCCTCGCCCTTGCTCGTCTTGTCCTGGCCGCGTCCCGCGGCATGTCGGCCGGCTTCCTCCGGCTCGGCCAGTCCTCCAAGTAGAAGGAACTCGACCATGACCCAATCTGCCCAGCTCCCCATGATGCCGGCCCGTGAGGTGGTTGCCCGCACCCTGTGGGGTGAAGCGCGCGGTGAAGGTCGCAACGGCATGGCCGCTGTCGCCTGCGTCATCCAGAACCGGGCGCGCAACCCGCGTTGGTGGGGCAACTCCCCGGCGGCGGTGTGCCTGAAGCCCTATCAGTTTTCCTGCTGGCTGCCGGACGATCCGAACAGGGGCAAGCTGCTGGCGGTGACCGACCGTGACTCAAGCTATCGGGCGGCGCTGGAGCTGGCCGACGCTCTTCTTGCCGGCCAGCTGGTGGACATCACCAACGGGGCCGACCACTACCACACCACCGGGGTGGCTCCGGCTTGGTCGGGGGGCAAGAAGCCGGTGGCCGTGATCGGCAACCACCGCTTCTTCCGCCTGGAGCTGAAGTAGCGCCCAGACTCCGCGTCTACACCTCTGACGACCGTTTGGCCGCCGGCATCCCCGAGCGGCTTTTCTTATGCCTGGAAGGAGGCATCATGTCCGCATTTGACTGGCGCGCTGCGGCGGCCTATGTCGCGACCCGTCTCAGTGAGCCGTCCACCCGCCTTGCGGTCGGGGCCATCCTGTCCCGTATCCTGGGGCACTACACGCCGGAGGATGTGTCTCTCTGGCTGGAGGTGACCGGCTATGTGCTGACCGGCATCATCGCTGCCATCCCTGACCGGCGACAGGCGGCATGACCGGCATTCTAACCTTCCTCGGCACTCGGGCCGGCGGTGTCGCCGCCCTGGTGCTGGGCGGGCTGCTGATGGTCGTGGTGGGCGCGCTGGGCGTGTCCCTATGGCTGACGCGGTCCGACCTCGCTGACGAGCGGGTGCGCGCCGACACATTAGAGAGTGCGGTCCGCATCCAGAACGACGCCGTCATGGATTGGCAAGAGAAGGCAGCCGCTTTTCAGTCGGCAGCCGAGGTGCGGGCGCTGAAGGCGCTTACGCCTCGCCCGAAGCCTAACATCACCAATGTCGAGGAGCTGAATGCATGGCTCGCCTTGCCCCGCTGA